TATTCTTTACCCTATTTAATTTATCATCAATACGAACTTTTAATTGCTCTGTTGAGTCCGCCGTTGAAAATATTCTTGCTGGCTCAAGGGCAGAGTTGCCGTACGAGATATTCTTTTCAATTAACATATGTGCAATTTCATGGCATGCTCCCCAGATCTTATTACCTGCTGGTGCACCTACTGATCTTAAATATAAGTCACTGCAATTAAAATTGTTGACATCTCCAAATACCGCCTTTAGCATTATCTTCTCCTAATTAATTGAAACTGTTCTAGATATCTCTGTATGGTCATAGCAGAGACTTTACATTCATCGGCAATTTCAGTTACCGTTTTCTTTTGAACCACATATCTTCTATGTAGCCAATCTTTACTTTGATATAACTTCATCGCTCTGTTAGTACTTTGTTAGCATAATGTGCAATACCAAAGCTATCTGCAACGTCAAAATCCACCACATTTAAATTATACTTCCTGTTAAAGTAGTCAGCAGTTCTCTGCTTTCTCATGTTCCTTAATTTGTTTTGATACCAAGAGTCGGCATAGCCTGGGTTAAGTGCTCTTATTGCCTGCTTCTCTTCTTTGGTTGGGTTCTTATTGCCTATGTATGCCTGCCAAGAGGATGGGGCTATTGTAATAACCTTCGCTCCAGTAGACATCAACTCTGCTATAACTACTCCATAAACATATGATAGTTTAATTACAGCATCTGCAGACTTTACAAACACCGCACCTTCAACAACAATATAATCTGATCTTAACTCTTCAAGCATTGAATGCATTTTATTTTTTGCATCGTGTATCTTTTCATATATATCAAGACCATGTAGTTCAATCTTGCCCCACTTGAGGGGAACATCATTTTCCATCAAGCAAAAAGCAATAGAGTTTGTTGAAGCATCTATTCCAAGAACTCTATCTGCTTGTGTCTTTTTCAAACTAGCTAGCGTCATCGATCATCCTAAATAATTTATTTTTAGTATCTATATTAATGCTTTTTTCACAAGTTGAGCATAGCATTGAATTGTTATACCTGCTTAACTGAGCTTTACATTTTGAGCAAGGCCTTGCAGCACCGCCCCTAATAGCTTTCTTTTCGTAATACTTTTCCATAATTCTTCTGTTGGTTGCAACACGGCAACACTCATCTGTACAGTATTTTTGATTGTGAGTCTTAGGCACAAAATCTTTTTTACATTCAGAGTTAGCGCAGATCATATATTAGATACCGAAAACAAATCAATTTCAACAGTGCCTACAGGTCCACCCTTTGCGTAGCACTCCTTCTTAACTGGGCAGTAAGTGCAAGGCATCTTTGATTTAGTAGCACCTTCAGGTCTTTTTGGAAGATCCCCATCTTTAAAATTATCCCAGACTTCGCACATCCAGGCAAAGGTCTCCTCGATAATCCTTGTATTTTTTTCGTTCATAGAAATTGGAATAACCAGGATTTCTTGAGTATTCTTATTCTCATACAGGAAGAATCCTTCTTTAGCATTCTTCAGCTTCATGTAGGTAAGAAGTTGTAGCATGTGGTTGTCTGTAGGCTTCATCTCTGATTGTCTAGTATCCCACACCTCTTGCTTTGCCGTTTTAATTTCACCAATTACTGTCTCGCCATCGTACTCCATAATAAGATCTATGAAGCCTCTGATAGGCGGATACTCATTAATAATTTCTTCTTCTTCCGCTCTCCACTCTGGCATAGTAGAAATAAGCTTCTGTAGTCGCTCATGCGCCTGAGTTCCCTGTGCCATATTAGCAACAGCAACTGCATCGTTATCATCAATAAAGACTGCGCCAGAAAATGCCATGTACCAGTATCTAGGACACTTACCATGACCATAACCTAACGAACTTGGACTAAATGACTTCTTTGTCATCTCTCCGTCTGCTCGTTTAGTATTACGATATGACTCATCAAGTAACTGAGCAAACAACTCAGGATCAAAGAATTTTCCTGTGTGCTTTTTAAATTTAAGGTTTTTTACAATTTCTCTACCCATTGTTTGGCACCCACATTTTTTCTTTTCCTTTATTGTGATATCTAGCCATAACAAACAATAAGTCTGATAGACGATTTAAATACTTAGCAATGTTTGGATTTACGTTTTCTATCTTCCAAACTTCACGCTCTGCCCTTCTTACAACAGTCCTTGCATTGTGCAGTGGTCCTGTTGGTAAAACAAAAGATCTTAAAGGTTCTAGATATTCATTATAGTCATCAATTACATTTTCTAAATATGTTACTCTGTTTTCAGATATTGTTATTGTTGAAGCACCTGCAAGCTCTGCGCCAAGATCAAATAAGTCGCTCTGAACTCTTTCAATAATATCATTATACTCATCGGTTGCCATTCCAATAGCAGAGTTGGCCTCATCTACAGCACCTATAGCTTCCATCATAGGGCTAGTCTTAGACACCCTTTCGTTATTAGCGTTAGAGGTTTGCCCATCATCGCCAGTTTTAGTATAAATTTTACTTAGTATTACCATCAGTGACCCCTTAAAGAACGCCAAACATCTACTGCAATTTCATTAACTACAGATAAAGCAAAAACTGTTATAAAAAGCTGAGCAATAATTAATACTGGAAAAGATTTATTCTTAACCTTTTCTTCTAATAATTCTACGGCCATCTTACTTCTCCTTTAGTAGAAAATACTAAGCCAAGGTGGTCTCCTGGTTCGACAAAAGTTTCATTAATTCCCTTTTGTGCCCATCCCCATTCATTTCTTGGAAATGGCAAGGCCTGATTTTTTTTTACTAACACGGCCCAATATGCATTTTCTGGTGGCATGTCTTGGCATTTTTCAACACTGTTGTTGGGAAAATTATTTACTCTGCAGACAACAGCATTTCCATACTTTACTGTTCCCTCTATATTATACCCATGTGTCTTTAATAGATCTAAAGAATTAACTTTACCACTGGCACTGACGCATTTCTTTTCTACTGCAGAATTATTTCCGTAGTCTACGTATAGGTTAATGCACTCTGGTTGATTAGAATTTAAAACAAACAATCCTATTGCTGAACCAATAAAAATAAACAAAAACATAATTCTTTTTTGAATCATGAGTTATACCTAACAACATATTTAAGTGCATCTACAAGTTTGTCTATGGACTCCTTTACTGAATAATATACGTTCTTTTTATTGTTATTTACTGTGCCCGCTTTATCTTTAGCAATAGTTGAATAGATAGAAGACATTACTGCAAATTTAGTTGACATTGCCTGCAGTTCCATAATAAGCATAGGAGCCTTTGCCGAAGGAACATCAGGGTTCATTAAAAGCTTTACAACAATGGCTAACGCCTTATCTAAGTGCTCGTCCTTCATAAACTCGTGAAGGTCATTAAACTCTGTTATGTCACTAATAAGTTCTAGCGTATTCTTATCACTCATGGTTCTCCTCATAAAATTCGATCAGCTCTTCAAGAACTGACCACTCGATAATGCCTAGCCTAACCTTAGACTCTGCTCCTATAATAATCTTTAGCGCTGGATGCATATCTCTATTTACTTTAAAGGTATCTGTACAAATTTTTGCCCAGTTATCTTTATTTAAAGTAAATGATGTTCCTGCTTCTTTATAATCAACAAGGAATTGCTTCCATTGAGCATCACCTTTTTGATAATCTCCTCTTCCGCTATTTTTTTGAGCCTTAGCCCCGTCACGTTTTACTTCTGATCTTTCTGACATTATCCCACCGAGTAAGAGTTTTTATGTCCGTCAGGGCATTCCCAAGATATAGTTGTTGTAGATGCATCCCAAAAATACTCTGTAGAATCTTTGTCACACTTACTGCAAGGCTTTGCTCCGCCTATTCTTTCAAGCTCCGAAGGGAAGATGCGCTCTGGTTTATTAAGAAACTCATTAATGTTTGGCATTTATTTCTCCTATTAATTTGTCTACAACATCTTGATTTTCCTTTAAGTATGCTACAGCCTTTGCACGTCCTTGAAAACGTTCTCCATTTACTGTATACCATGCTCCACCTTTTTCTACTATGCCGCACATTTCTGCAACGTCTAAAGTTTCTCCGACACTGTCTACACCAAGAACACTCCCTTGGTAGTAGAAGTCGTATTGTCCCGATAAATTTGGGGGGCCGAGCTTGTTGTAATCAACAATCCAGTTAACTGGCCTGCCAACTCTTTGTTCAATAATTTTGTCGCCAACTTTAATGCCAGCTTTGATAGCATTAGCCTCAGCTTCAGAAGACCAGAGTTTGATAACTGTGGAAGAGAAGAACTTGACAGCCATGCCACCCGTGGGGATGTGACTAGCATGCATAGATCCAAACTGATTTCGTTGTTGTGAGATGAGAACAAGTAGTGTGTTTTTGTTTGCATAATTTAACATCTTGACTGCGTGGGTCATATCCTTTGCTTCAGCGCCGATTTGCTTTGTATCTTGCAAATCCTTCATTTCATTTCCGTCTTTTTCAAAATAAATAGCAGGGAGTAATGCAGAGATAGAGTCTACAACAATAAGATCAACACCTGCATCCATTAACTTAGTAGCAACATCAACCATATCATTAACGGTTTTTGCAGGAGAGTAAATAAGGGAAGATGAATCTACTCCTAGTTGCTCGGCCCAAGACTGATCGTACGATGCTTCTGCATCAATCCAAGCACAAGTCTTACCTTCTTTTTGTGCAAGAGCGATCATCTGTAAGCAGAAAGAAGATTTGCCAGCGGACTTGTTGCCCCATACAAGTACTTGCCTACCGTATCCTAACCCCCCACGTAATGCAAAGTTTAGTCCAATACTTGGAGTAAGTTGTTTTTCAACTTGTACATCCTGTGCAGATTGAACTCTTGCTCTTGTTTTAGGGTCTAGCTTTGCTAATATGTTATCGATATCTACGCTCATTTATACTCTCTCTTTTTTATAGTATAGCATTAAAATAAATTGCCGTGAAGTGCTGGACGCTCCTTGTTTATATTAATTTTCTTTTCTAGAACTTCATCTAGGCTATGTATTAAGTCTCCTGAATTTCTCATTGCTGCATAGATATCAAGTAATCTGATAATTACATCTGCCATCTCTTCAACAACTTCTTCTGAACCTTTATTCTTTCTAATTGCCTCAAGTACTTCTGTAACTTCTGAATGAACTAAAGCTAACTTATTCCCGACTTTGTCGTAACTAATTGTTCCATCCCAAAATCCTTTTTCAATTGCAGTTTCGTGTAATATGGCTGCTAGGGCGTCTAGTCCGTATTCCGTAACTAAATTATTCGAAGTCATTAATTAGATCCTTGTTTTCTTGAGCTATATTTGCTTCTTCAATTAGATCTGCATTAAATTCAAAATCACCTGGGCGTGGAAGTCTAAAAATAAAAGATGGTCCATTCTCATCGTAATCTACAATGAGCTCTTTGTCTTTATTTTCCGCTCCTACCAATGTTTTTGTTTCTACTCTAACTTCACCGAGGGTCTCAAGAATTGCAACAAGAACCTTGCTTGCAGTTAGTGAAGCCTGTATTTGATTAATGTCGTGCTGCACTTCTTCTGTCATTTTATTTCCTTTACCATTAAAGTTCCATCATCTAAAGTAGATAGAACAACCTTACATTTCATTCCTTCTCGCATTTTAGCAAGGGACATTTTATACATTGTGGGGAAAGCAATTGCTCTAGTTAATTCTTTTTGTGCGTTTGAAAGAACTATATGGCTCATTGTTTTTCCAGCTTTTGTTACATACGGAGTAAAGTCTACTACAACATACTCGTCTTCGTCAAGATCATATTGCTTTTTATATAAGTAGTCTACAAATGAATTAGAGCCAGAGGGATCCATATCGCTAACCTTTACATAACGAGCAATTCTATTATCACCTACAAGGATAAAATACATCTGTCCTGTCTCTATCTGAGTCTGCTCTGTATGGAATAGACCAATAGATCCAGTTTCATCTACCAACTCAATACGTGCCCATCCATTACCACGCTTTATTGATTTAACCATACCAAACATAACAAATGATCCCAAGTCTTCAAACTCTTCAATAGGTCTTGCTTGTGATTTAATACGTGGTGGAATTCCTTCTAGGTTAAATGTAGGTATACCTAGATACTCGTAGTAACTATCCTTTTCATTTCCGCTTCTAGGATTGTCTGGGAATGCCGCTCCACCGATTGCATTTAAGGCAGAGATAGCACGGCTATTTATTCCGCTACCTTTTTTAGAAGCCTTGTCAATAAACTCTGAGTAAGAAGCAAACGGTCTCTGGTCAATAATTTTGTTTGCAATACTATCTGAAATAAACTTTACTTCTCCGAGACCAAATCTAATCGAGTCTTCCTTTAAAGAAAAGAATACATCAGACTCGTTGATATGTGGAAGCTTAATACTTAACTTTAATCTCTTAGCCTCAATCAGATACTCTGTTCTTTTGTCCTTGTCATTTTCGTTTTTAAGAATCGAAAACATGAACTCAAGTGGATAATAAAACTTAAGCCAAGCAGTATAATAACTAAGCATAGAGTAAGCAACAGCATGGGAGCGGTTAAAAGAATAACCAGCATGCGCTTCAAAAGTATGCCAGAGCGTTTCGGCTTGCTTCTTAGAAATGTGTTTTGAAGCCCCAGCAATAAACCTATCTTTGAATTGGTCGAACTCTTTTGCATCTTTCTTCTTTCCAATAATCTTGCGGACCTTATCAGCCTCTGACCAAGTCATACCGCCCAGGTGTACGCATGCCTGCATAACCTGCTCCTGATATATAATAACACCATATGTATTCTCGGTAAAAGGCTTCATAATTGGATGAATAAACTGGACTGCTTCATTACCGTGTTTACGCTTAATATAAGAAGCACCCACTGTATTCATGGCTCCTGGACGAACTAATGCATTTGATGCAGCAAGGTCTTCAAACTTATCTACACCCATCTTGATTAGCAAATTGGTGTACGGAGTTGCTTCTGCTTGAAACACTCCCTTTGTATATCCTTCGCTTAGAACCTTATAAACATCTGGATCGTCAAGGGTTAACTCTGAAAGATTAATATTTTTGCCTGAGCGTTTTTTAATTGAAGCAAGTGTATCTGAGATCACAGATAAAGTCTTAAGACCTAGTGCATCTAGCTTAATAAGACCTATATCTGCAACCGTATCCATATCGTATGCGACGACAGGAATTCTACCTGATACTAAATCACTTGCGTCCGCTCTTGATTCAACAGGAGCGTATTTTCTTAAATCATCTTTTGCAACCACAACACCTGCAGCGTGTACTCCAACAGATCTAATTCTTCCACGAAGTCTATCTGCAAGCCACAAGACTTCAGGGTATTTGGTTCTAAACTCTTTAGTATTTGGTGACTCAACAAAGTCTTCAAAGGTATCAATAGACTTCATTGCACGGTTAACATCTGAAAGTGGAACCATGAATACACGAGCAGCATCTCTAATTACACCCTTATCTTTAAAGTAAGTGTATGTAGAAATAGACGCAACGTGCTTAAACTTCTTCTTTAAATAATCCTTAACCTCTTTACGACGGCGGTCTTCAAAGTCCGTATCGATATCTGGAAAGTCATTACGTTCTGGATTAATAAAACGGAAGAACAGTAAATCATACTCTATTGGGTCCACATCAGTAATTCCTAATGTATAACAAACTAAAGATCCAGCTGCGGAACCACGGCCAGGACCAACCATAATATTATTTTCTTTAGCCCAGTTAATCATATCTGCCACAACTAAAAAATATGATGCAAATGACTTATCTTTAATCACAGATAACTCTTCATTAAGCCTATCAATGTAAACTTGAGACTCTGCCAGACCTAGCCCTTTAAGGCCTTCAGAGGCCATCTGAGCCAGTTTCTCGTCGGCATCCGTCTTCGGTACTGGGAGAAGGTCTAAGCCGCTGTTAAAGTCATATTCCTTAACCTTGTCTGTAATCTCAATTGTATTCTCATATATATCTGTACGAGTAATTCCAGCTTTATTAAAGTCAGCCTCAATTTCAGATCGTGATTGGATAAATAAATTGTAGTCTTGAAATGATATTCTACGGTCTGGATATAGGTAATTTAATCTTTCATTAATATCTTTAATCTGTCTAGACATTTCAAAATCAGCATCTTTATCCATCTTAGGAGATGTTGATAATATGAGCATTGCTTCTTCTAATACTCTATCTTCTTCTTTAGCAAAGTGGGCATCTCCTGTTGCCACCGCCTTAATTTTAAGTTCGTCAGCAAGCTCTAACAATTTAGAATTTATTTCTTCTGGATTGTGAGACTGAACCTCAACATAAAAATCTTCACCGAAAGTCTTTTTAAAATCTTTGAGAACAATCTTAGCTTCAGAGAATTCGCCTTTTTCGATAGACTTAGAAATAAGACCATTAAGACATCCAGACAATACAATAATGCCTTCCGAGTATTCATTGAGGACCTCCCTATCAATTCTAGGCTTATGGTAAAAACCTTCATTCCAAGCAATCTCCTGAAGGATATTAATATTCTCTAACCCCTTTTTATTTTTTGCTAATAGGATGATGTGGTTATATGCTTGAATAGATTTATCTGTCTTTGAAGACTTATCGAATCTATCTGTTGGAGATATGTATGCCTCTACTCCAAGGATAGGCTTTATTCCTTCTTCTCTGCAAGCAATCTGCATTTCTCTATGTGAAGATAGGGTTCCGTGATCTGTTATTGCTATTGCTGTTTGTCCCGCTGCCTTTGCAGCCTGAACAAGTTCGAGGGGAGAGTTAAGCCCATCCATTAAAGAATAGTAGGAATGCACATGTAAGTGTGTAAATTTCATTTAACTCTCCGCCTCTTAACCTATTACCAGTCTACGCTACTTGAAGAAGTAGACTCTTCGCCATTACTATTTTCACCAGCAAAAAATGCTTCTTGCTCTGTGTATGGCATGTCACGCACTGCTGTATCCTCAAGCTGATAAAGCTCAAGTGATGAACCATCAAATGGTGTTTCATCTTTTGCAAGTGGGATAATTGTGTAACTTGTATCTGTCTTTGTACCAGTACGCTTGATGCGCCACATTAGGTTAGTAATGCTTCCCATTTCTCCAGCATACTCGATAAGTGTTGGTGTAATTGTCTTACCACTTGAACCCTGAGACAAGATTCCTACATAAGGATCTTCCTTGCCATCATCTACAAGAACATTAATGTAAAGTCGTGAACGACCCTTCCATCCTGCCTTATAGTCCTTGCGGTGTTGTTCACAACCGTAACACTTTCCTTGATCGTCCATTGTGCATAGAGCCTTACGACGATAGTCTTTTGGATTTGTGTGTTCTACTGCAATAAATCCAAGGCCTAGCTTTTCATTGTAGGTAGGTGAGTCTGGATCAAGTTCTTGAAGAAAGCGAACTTTAACGCTCTCTGCATCCTCTAACTTAACCCAACGAGCCTTTGTACCGTCTCCACCTGAAGACTGTGGCTTGTCCATTACCTTGTTAAGGTCTTTCAACCCTTTTACTATTCCCATGTTTCCTCATTTCATATAGTTGATGGTGTATATCCATCTTTAGTTTGTTTTATTATGGGGTCCAAGATCGGTACTCTATGTCTGATACTGCATTTTTAATACAGGTTTTAATTTCTTCATCAGTCATGTCGCCAGCATCTTTTGCATCATGTGGATATATCTTACCATATTCATGGGAAGCCCACAAGAGGTCTTTATTTTTTAATCTATTGGCTATGCTCAAGCCTAGCTCTCTGCCAGCCAAATCTGAGTCTGTCATTACAGTTATTTTATTAAAATATCTATTTAAAAGTTTATGCTGCTCTGTGGATAATATTCCACCTAGGACTGCTACTACGTTTGGGAATCCCGCCTGATGTATTCTAATTGCATCAAAGTTGGACTCAACTACAATAACATGTTCGCCAATCTTCTTGGCACGGTGAACGTTAAATAAAGTTTTGCTTTTAGGCAAGTTAGTGCTATTTTTAAATGACTTGCCCTCAATTGATCTTCCTACTAAACCTATAGGTGTTCCGTCTGGACTATGGACTGGAGTGATAACCATATTCATATTAGAGGAATACCCTAAACCAAAATGATTCATAGACTCTTCGTTAATACCTCTAGATTTAAGATAGTCTTTTGCATTTTCATTAACTGCAAGATCTAGATGTAATCTATCTAAGGTCTCCTGAGAGAACTCCTCAAAATCTGGCTTCTCCTCAAACATGCTTGCCATAACCTCATCAAAATTATTAAGTGCTGCTTGCTCTTGTGTTGCAATAAATCTAATTGCTTCAAAGTCATTTTTGTGTAGCACACGTCTAACTAACTCAGTTAATGTTCCAGACTCTCCGCATGATGGATTAAAGCACAGCCATGCCCCTGAAGATTTGTTTATACAGCAACTTGCAGTATGTCTATTGGAATGAAATGGGCAGTAAAACATAACCTCATTGCCTGGTTCCGCAACTATATCTAAGCCTAAAGCTTTTATTACTGACTTGATATGGTTGGGCGCATATTGCGTGGAATCAATTTTCCTTGCGTTATACCCTCTGATAGCCATGCCTTCTTCTTTCCTACATATACTCCGTAAAGTGTCATTAAGAACACCCACGTTTGTCCGTCAAATTCTACCGAGAAACTAGTGTCTATGTCAAGGACTCTAGCATAACCTTTGCTTCTCATATCGTGAGTAAGCATGCTTTCGTACTGGTATTTTAATCTAGGTATACCAGAGTCGTCAGCAAACTCAACCCTTACTTGAAATCTTTTTATCTGTTTGTGGTTCATCTTTTTGGAATGGATTCTCGTAAATTTCCTTGACGATACCACGGTTGATATCCCAGTCTAGATAGAAATTAAAATCGTGACCGTGTCTATTCTTGCGAGAAACAATCTCAATCATATTAGTTTGTGGGTATCTGTGAACGGCTAGAGCCATATCAGCATCATACTCAATTGCCTTTGACCAAGCAACTTGGCTCATCATTGGCGGATTATCTTGATCAGAGATATCGTCTGCAGTTGCAGCGGTGATATCAATAATAGGAATGTTGTTAGAAACTGCAAGCATTTTAAACTCACGAGAAACGTTTCTATTTCTTTCTACTTCAGAGTTAGAGCGCTTGTTATCATTAAATAGCTGGTGGTAATCTAGGATAACTAAATCTGGTTTATGCTGATCTATCTTGCCTTGAATAGTTGCAGGGGTAACTTCTGATGCACCTTCATTTGAGATTAGAACAAAACTATTCTTTCCCTCAAACTTTTTGTTTCCCCAGTTACGGAAATCATCAATGTTAATATCACCCTTTGACAAATCGCTTGCACGGAATATACCTGAGCCAAGCATCGTAAAGATACGGTCACGCATATTCTCTGGAGACATTTCAAGAGATACAATCATTGGTTTAAACCCTTGCTCCCACGCTTTGCATGCTAGGTAAGCAGTAAACCATGTCTTACCTTTTCCTGGCCAACCAATTGCTACAATCAAATGTCCTGGGGCCATACCTGTTGGGTATGCTTTATCAATAGCTTCAAATCCTGTAAGGATTCCTGGGGCTCCGCCCATTACAGATGAACGCTCTTTAACTGCTTGGTAATGTCGTGCAGCGCTTTCAACATCAACAATATCTAAGTCTCTTACGTTGTTTGTGTATCGGCTTAGTCCAGCAAGGTCGCTCTGCATTTGTGCAAGAACTCTTGAGGCTGCATCTTCTTTAAGAGCGGATCCGCCACGCATGATTATTGTCTTAAGCTTGTTAGAGATGAACTCATTTTTTAATATGTCTAGGTAGTATCCAGTCTCTGCCTTAGCCTCAACTGGTTCAAAATCTTTATGACGTTCCATAAGAACGCCTGCTTCAGGAACTGCTTTAAACTTATAGTAGTATGACTTTAGGCTTTCCCATATATCTCTATGGGATGTAAACAGATCATCTACGTTATCTGCTAGCAGTGTGCTGATATCTTTATTCTTACATACAGCAGAGATTAATGTTGCTTCTGTATTCACTCTTCGCCCTCCACCATCTTCTTAGTCTCATTCAAAAGAATGCTACGGTTAAGCTTGTCCTTTTTAATTTCTTTATTTAATGCATCAATTCTATCAAAGTTGTTATAGAAGAAATTTAATGGGTGCCCAGTCTTGTTGGTAGAAAAATAGTATATTAAAAGTTCTTGAGCACGTTGGAACCCAACACTTTCAATAACATCATTCATAGCCCACTTCTCTCTAAACTTGTTTAGAGTAAGCGCCTTGTTATACTTCTCTTTGTATAGAGACAGGTAAAGTCCAATCAGTACGTATGGCTCTTTTTCATTTGCCACTCTTGAGCTCTTCTTCTACCTCACGAGTTTTTTGAATAAGCTTGCCTTCGACAAACTTATAAACTCTTTCTGTTGCCGCATCAACACTTTCTCCAGAACGAAGATCGTCTTCAACGCCAACACCTATCTTAATGCTTTCATAGTTACCTAAATTACGTGTGAACGAGAGGTCCACCTTAACTCTAGTTGTCACTTGTGCTCCTTCATATGTCTAGATAAACTATCATGGGCGAATATGCCCCATCGCAATTCCCATTCTTTTCCACAAGTAGGACAAGTAACGCTTCTATTCATTACTCCGCCTTCCATACTGGTACGAATCCCGAGTCAGTCTTAGTATACAATATAATGTTGTGTTTGAAAAGACCCAGCAGTTCTGCCTTTGATGGCAAGTTTTTAGAATGCCCTGAGTCTAATATAAACTCATGTAAGCCTAAGATATCTTTTTGGCTAAACATATACTTAGACCAATGTTTATTTTCTGGATCTCCAATAGGGTATATCTTTGAAGGAGCTTTAATCTTTCCTTCTAAAATATAATCGTGAAGAGTTACTGTGTGCTTATTTAAAAGCCCAGAAACATCTTTCATTGTGTAGGCATTCTCCATATGTTTTTCAACCTGAGAATGCGAATACATGACTCTTTTGCGATCAGGGTAGCACCAAGCAACTAATTCATCTTTAGACCTTGATGATCTCAAAACCTTATGTACTTTATCGTTTAAGAAGAAATACCGTAGTTTTTTGCGTTTAACGTCTCTCTTTTTTCTAGCCATTTCCCGAAAGCACTCGTCTCTTTATTAATCATATTTCTTTTCCCGCATAGAATGCAGAACAACTCTACGTGTAGCTTTTGTGAGAATACTCTATCTACAAAAACCCTACCACCACATTTTCCGCACCACATTATAGTGTAATCAGCTTCCCGTCAACGACACATGAATAGTCTGGAGCAACATGTATCATGTTGATATGTGGATAATCATTAACTATATGCGCTACGGCAAATCCCTTTTGCCAGTCGTGGTGTTGCATGTACTTCATTCCTGGACCCTTTTCGTCACACATATGCCCAAGCTCGTAGCCTCGGAGTGTTTCTCCTTCTCCGCCGTTTCGTAATTCATAAGTAACTAGATGAGATGCAATTCTATGAGAGTGACCTCTAATTAAAGATACTTGAAGGTCTTCCATGTCCTTGCGAACAGAACCAGTTGCTGCAATTGAAAGTCCATGGTGTACGTGGATATCTCCAAAGCGGCGCTTAGGTAGTTCGTTATAGTGAATATATTCATAGCCTAAAGAATCTAATCCCCAAAGGGCTTCTGGAGTAACCTCATTAATATAATCAGGAAGCTTTGCATCTATATAGTTAAAAATTCTAACATCGTGGTTTCCTAGTGCTGAAAATAGTTGCGCTTCTGGCAACATCTCTCTTGTCTTAGTATAAAAATCTCTTGCACCTTTTGCTTCATGGCGCATCATTGGAACAATAAGATCTCGACTGTCAGTCTTATGAAGGTTCAAGAACTCTGCTGAGCGTCCTTCTGTGTACTTGCTATAGCATGCTTGATCATCTGTATCACCAAGGTAGTCAACAACGTCAGGCTTAAACCACTTCATTACCTTAAACCAAAGGGCAATCATCTTGTCATCTTGATACGGGAATTGCTGGTCGGATGAGATCATCCATTTTAAATCGTTACTCATTGTCTACCTTAATATGTAAAAAAGTCACGGGTACGTGACTTTGGTGTTACAGTAATTGTAACATATTGGTTTAGTTTGTCAATAGGTTATGCTTCGACTGCGAAGCAATCAAACTCAATATCTGCATCAGTTTGTGCTGTACCGCCTGGGCCTCTTACTTTGAAGGTCATGCTTGTAGTACTAACATTTGTAATGATGGTTGTAAAATTAAGTTGAGAAGCTTTTAATGAGGCAGAGCTTCTGGCCTGAACCCAGCATCTGGGCGGGTTAGTAAATCCTGCTTTTGAAAAGTCCCAGGTTGCTCCTGATCCTCCAGCAGTTTTTGCTTTTATTTTAACTAATTTTGTTGTGCTATAAATAGTTTGAGATACTGCATCTTTGCCGTCCTTGCCGCCTGTCTGAGTTAAGTTTAAATTAAACTTAGCTGCAGTTGCTTTGTTTAATTCATTTAGATCTAATATAATATTATTGATAATATCATAAGTTACTGGATCTCCAGAATTAACATTAGTTGATTTTAAAATTGCCATATCTTACCCCTTTGGTTGTTCCGATGGAACTTCCTGTGATTTATTTTTATCAGTCAGCTCTGTAATTTCAGCACGAAGAATTGCTATATGCGTCTCATATTGTGAGACTATCTCACCGATACGCTGTTGCAATGCTTGAACTACTAGTTCTACTTTTTCCATTATATACCCTTCAGTATGTTTATTTCTTGTTGTAATGATTCTACCATATCCGATAGTTCTTGTACAGCCTTTGTTAAAGGCGCTACAAATTGCTCGTATCTTAGACTTTGTATTGCTTCTGGATCCTCAATATTATCTGATACCCAGCCGCCAAAATCTTCGACTTCAAGCTCATCTAGTACTTGCTTTACTTCTTGAGCTAGAAAACCAGCGTGTCTTCTTTTTCCTGGAACAGATACTGTTTCATATATGTCGTTTCCTTCTTCATCTTGCCCACTAATTTTTTGGGTTTTTACGATATCTATTTTTTCAACTGATACGCTATCTATGCCTATGTGCTTTACTTCTTTATCTACAAGAACTGGTTCTTTAGACCCTTCTATCCACCTGTATGTAACTGGACGTAGTTTATTTATAAAGTTTAGTCCTAGCTCTGAATCAGAAATATCAGTTTTTAATCTACTGTCAGATGTTGTAATTGTTGAATTATTTGAATAAATCTGTCTCCATCTTTTATTTTGCTGGATTCCAGTGCTTGATAAAGACCAGCCTCCGAGGTCATAAGTGTTGTCAGATCTTGGAGCCCAGTGACTATATACACCAAAACCTCCTGAAAGGGCATATCCATTCAGAAAGGCATCGCCATTTTGTTCAATTTTATAAGTTGTTCCGTTAGCAAAATATACGTCATCTTCCATATATAACCTATACCAAGAATATTGAGTGCTTCCTAAAGAAAATAGACCTTCGGTCCATGGGTAGCAAGTACTTGTCCAGCCAGAGTCATCCGTAGATCTGAATCCTAAAGCCTTTACTACAAGACTTGTTACTCCTATTCCATTTACTGATTTAGTTCCTGCTGTATCTATGTATCCTGTGTCATTGTTTACAAATAATCTTCCCGTAAATGATCCAGTAGCTGCACTTAATGCTCCATAGAATGTAGCATCTCCTTGGTTTGTTATAGTAAAAGTAGGGCTTCCGTTTTTATAGCCTAAAATTCCTTCAGATGTTATTTTAACACCGCTACTTGCAGTTGAAGTTGATCCAGCATAGACCTCAAAGCCTGTGGCGTCAGCAGAAATTTTATTATTTACTGAATTCTGTACAATATATGCAGTTGCGCTTAATTTAGAATTTAAAGATGTTTTTGTAGCAAAAGATGTATCTCTTCGACTTGTCCAAGAGCTACCAGTCCAAGTTTTTAATTCATTATCTGCTGATGTGTCTATCCACAGGTCTCCTATTCTATTAGCAGTTGGTTCGGCAGCTGAAACAAATGTTGTATTTTTTGTTGCCAAGTTCGTACTCAATGTAGCTGCTGATACATAATCTCCTTCAACACTTACGAGTCTACTGTTAATACCACTTGTAACCGTTTTTAAGGTATATAGATCTAGGCTTCCAGTTGTAGCGTAACCCTCAATTGTTGATCCTGCTCCAAGACCCAGGACTGCTCCTTCAGCATACAGAATACCTTCTTTTGAAACTCTAAACTTAGCAGTTGAAGAGCTGTTGCTTCCAACCCACAATCTAAAATCATCGGTTGCGCTAAGTCTGACTATTGGATAGATTGATCCTACTTGATTTCCTAGCGTGATGTTTCCATCATTTTCAATTTTAGTATTGCTTGATGAGAATCCTGTTGTTGCAAGTGTCCATCCGCCAACTGTACCTAAATTGGCATTTAATCTACCTGTTGATTGAACTAAAGAAAATGTTTGACCCGTTGCATTGTCCGTGCTTGTAGCATCATATGCAAATATACCCTCGCTACTAAATCTTACTCTTGCCCCCGATGTTGGATTAGCGCCTGCAAAAAGAGTACCACTTGTAGTTGCCCCAGCTGGGATCGCTAGCTGGACATTACCTGTAAACTTGCCTCCTGTAGCATTTACATTTCCAGTTAGATATAGGTTTGTTCCATTCCAGTACATAAACTCTGTTGGGTTTCCAACTCTAAACTGACCAGTGGTAAGCCAAAAGTTATTACCTACGTTGGTAGTTGATTTATTTAATATAATTCCATGATAGGTTCCCGCAGTTAATGTTGGGCTTACAAGCGGATCTGTATTTAAATTAATACTTTGAGATATGCCTGTTCCTATTTTAAATAGATCTTGCGATGCCCCACCTATTGCTATAAAAGATTTAAGTCTTGCTAATGCACCTGCCGCTGTTCCATCTGCATCTGAAGCAATAAATGTTCCACTTGCGGCACCTGTCCAACTTACCACATCGTATGGTGTTGTTGATGCAACTTGATAATAATATGTTGTGTTTGGAATTAATCCTGTTGCGGTAAAAGAGGTTGTTGTTATTCCGCTTACTGATGCGTATTCCCATAAAGGGTTTGTTACTGTTGATGGATTATCTGTTGACCATCTTATTGCATATCCCGCCGTTTTAACATTTGTAGATTGCGCCCAGCTAATTGTTGAAACAAGACTAAATCCGCTTAAATCTTTAGGATCAATAGAAGCGGATGCAGAAGAACTAGCTGGGTTTTCAACAGTATATGTTGTATCAACATCTGCACTAAAAGGTGTTACTGGTCCAGCAGTGGCTTCTGATATATTTAAGTCATCCCATTTATCTCTGGATCTAACCTTCACCCATCTTGGCGCAAAGGCGTTTGGCCCTGTTGTAAGAATTGAAACGTTAGTAGATGTTCCTGTATAAACAATAGTTTGTGTAGCAAAATTACTGGTAAGGCTTTCAAATATAACAACATCTTCTTGTTCACTTAAAGGGTCAAGATCAAACTTAACTCCGTAAGATTGTGATCCTGGAGTTAATGTTAAATTTTTTACAGCCTTAGTTAAATTTGGAATAGTAAAAGTTTCTTTCCAAACTGGGGACCTATCACTTTCTTTTATTTCTTTTGTCTCTGGGTCTTCGTGTAAATATGTAAAGAAGAATTTGTATTGTTTATTTTTTATAAGAGGAAGCTTTATTTTTTTTGTGTAAGAGTCTTTTGAGCCTACGGCAGCAGAGGCAGCAGCTGCTGCAGGTGTTATTTCTAAATCAGGTGGTAATCTATAACCAACTTCATCTCTATCGTAAGCACCCATTAAAAATCTAATCCAATTCTATATTCAATAACCATTTGTTTTCCAAAGGTCTTTACAATAGGAGTAGTTAAAACCGATCTACTAATAAGACCGTAGTCTGTTCTAAATGCATCTTCGTCATTAATTCTTAATCCATCAAACAACACTGTTGTTGCTCCCGATGATTTTGCTTTTACGCCTACTCCAATTTTAACAATAGAAGTCTGATCTGGAAGGCCAGACCCATAACCGCTGCTGTAAAGATTGTTTAAAGTTAATGATTTAATCTTGTCTCCTGTTGATACGTCTCCTGCATATCTAATCTCATAGTAGTTATTGTTTGAGTCATACATTCTTACAAATACGTAATCTAAGTTTAAATCAGATTGACGATATGCAATTGTTAGGCTATCTAGTGCGCTGTATCCAGATACGTCTATATTAAAATTATTAAAATATTGTTTTGTGCCAGAAGAAAGTGCACTCATAGATAAATAGTAAGTTCCAATTTTAGGAGTTGGTGTTGTTAATACAGTAGGGTATAGCCCACCTGAATCTACCCAGCTTTGATTGTCTTCAAAAGTGGAAATAGAATTACTTGCGTAGTCTGTGCTTGACAAAGATACAGTTGGAAAAAGACCTAACTCATTAATTACTCCTACAACATCTACTGGTATTGTTGTCTTGTGAACTACACCATATGTGCTAACTCCTGTTACTGAGCTAGTTTGTATGTCAATACTACTCATTGTTACTGGAGATCTATAAAATTCAAATCCTAGCTGTGTGTCATTTACTGATGCTGCAGTAGAACCTATGCCAATTGCAATATCTTTTAAATTTGTATTTGATTGTCCCGCAAGGTACTGTGTTAAATATCTTTTACCAAATTTAGTTATTAGGTTTTTATTACGGCATATCTCTTTGCCGTCTTCGTAAAGGATATATTCTCCAACTAGGTTTAGTTTATTGTCCATAAATCTCTGCCCCCACTACTGTTTCTCCGCCGCTATTTTTAACATTAAATACAAACTCAACATATTGATTTTTGTTTTTGTCTGTAACCATGGTCTTGCTTACAAGAGTTATATCAGACAAAGACGGTGCCCTTAGACCATCTCCTGGATCCTCTGGAAGCTCTGGGTCCTCTGGATCAAAGCCTGGATCTTCTCCAGTAGGGTCTGCGATACCAGTAAGCGTGTCTTTACCAACAATAGCATAATAGTCTGGCTTAAGAGTTTTAATTAAAGGGTCTCCTTCAAAAAGCAAAAGCTTTTTTACTTTTGCCGTTGAGGACGCTGGGTTTTTAATATTACTCATATTTACATTCTACCATTTCTCATGTATAAATTGACCTACACGCTATGTTTGTTGTAGGCGGAGAATCCTTATCGTAGGTACTATCAATAGACAGAACAACAAATTTATTAGCCTGAAACCCAGAGGGTATCGTTGAGTTTTCAGAAGAATATAGTCCATTATCTGGGTAAGAAATTTCCACAATATCTCCTATTTGTATTAGGGGATTAAAAAATGTTTCTAGTGTGACAACCTTTTGCTGCTTAGACCACTGCTTTGTCATAAACTTAGATAGCTCAATTGCTTCTGACTCCCTCTGAATCCATGTGGAGTCAAAGCCTACAATTTCCTTTTTTTCTTCATCTGTAAGTGCTGGGTCAATATATTCAAATGGATCTGAAGGCACGATATAGTTGCCAACCACGACAAACTGTTTCTCTTCGCTATTAGCAAGATCCGTAAATGTTCCAGTGTTGTTTATTACATAGATGTCCATTCCAAAAGAATCTATTGAGGTTCCAGCAATTGTTACATCTGGATTATTTACTAGGCTTGGGTAAAGCGGAAAGCCTGGAGTAGTATACCTAGCTGTAATCTTTTTAAGTTCTCTTGCAACTGGACCAAACTCTCTGACCCACGAGGTGCTTTCGGTTTGTCCCTTTTGATTAAAAATAAACTCTCCGAATGTTTTAATAATTGTAGACTCTCCGCCCATAAATCCTTTGTAAGGATTATATTTTTTATCAGCAGTAAAGTCTGATTCATCTATAGCAGAAGCATAAACATAGTCAAATGCTGATACCCCTTGAAGGGAAGCAATTCCAATTTTTTCTGTAATTGTTATTGGAGACTGGTCTACCACAATAAACTCTTTGTTATTAATAGATATTCTTAAAGTTAAAACTTTAGCGGATCCTCCTGTAGGTACAGAATAATTTGCACGGATATCTATTCTATATAGTCTTCCTCCACTTATTCCTGTCAAGATACTACCGTCTTCTTCTTTTTGTGAGTCAGTCATCTTAATAAGTTTTCCGTCTACAATTTTGTAAAATGAAAGTTCTCTAAATCCTTTATCTGCACTTGTGTTTTGGGTTGTTGCTACTGATAAAAAATAACCACTTTTGTTAGTTGAGTTTAATGAAAATGCTATACCCGAAATTGTTCTTTGCTCTCCCGTGGCTTCGCCTTTTGAATTCTTTAACAATGGGAAATACATATTTGTTCCAATCGAAAAGTTTTCCCCCTTAAGATATTTAGCCGTATCTGTTGTTACAAGAGTATATATCTTGTTTGGAACAGGCTCTTTTATGGTTGGATCTTGTGTACTATCTTTTAATGTTCCCAGCGGGGCAAAAATTGTCATCATTGACCTAGGTATGGCACTAAATAAATTATTTGGATTTGCTAAGTCTTTACCGTTCTCATCTTTAATAGCAACTTCTTTTAAAGTAAATGCTGATTCAGTATTGTCAGGAGTAAAGTTTCCAGTCTCTGAGTTCCATTTTTGTCCCGTCCATTCCATTCTTAGGGAATCAATATCTGCGCTATGTGTTAAATCAGCATCGGCAGTTACTGCATTAAAAACATTTCTTTCTTTAATTCTATACTCGCCTGTTGGCCTAAAGGTGTTAGGCTTAGCAAGACCTAAGTTAGACTGTATGTCTGATTCATTCTTTATCCACTTATACGCAACGGCTGGGCTTCCTGAAACTGGCTCATAAACAAACTTAATAGCGTCATACTCAATAATTTCTTTTCCTAAAACTAAATACCCTGTGTAGGAATAAAATTGCTGTGCGGCTCCTGAAATTTCTACTGGCCTTAATTTAATTACTCCCTTTGGTGCATCTGTTTCTGCTGTAGCAACCTTTGGCAAATCAGCCATTAGTGCTGCTGATCCAAGTGTGACTACTGGGGAAGTATAAAGGTTGTCGGCATCTCCATCATAATTAGATGTAAGCTGTGGGCTATACATAACTTTAATAGCTTTTACTGATGGAACATTTTCAATTGATATTCCTGATATGTTTGCTAGCTTTCCATCTGCTGTATTGCTATATCTAAAAGAAGCGTCTGGGTTTTTTGCTGTATTAAATATATATCCTCTTGGATAAAATTGCAGAACATCGTTGTTGTCAAAAACAGCAATCATCTGAGTGTCCTTACATAAATCTTGTATGTGCTGCCAAACTGTCTTTTGAGGATCGGTGTACCAGTAGTAGGGAGCAACAATAGAGGTATCGGTATCTACTAGATTAAATTTATAATTGGAAAATCCAACTGAATCTAACAGTCTTCTGATTATAGCAACTGTGGACATGTCCTTTGTTACAATATCTGGTGGCTTAATATACTGAAGTTCTCTTGCCCCATCTAATGCATTAATAGAAACTTCTCCAAATTCATCTACCTCATATGAGTCAAGGTAAAAAACACCTAGATTAATTTTTTCTGATTCAACTATAACGTGTGGTCTAATTGTAATGTTTTCATAAAGGCTTAATTTGTTTTTATTAAAAGCTTTAGTCTTATCATAATTGTCATAGGACTTATCGTATGCATTTAAACTAAGTCTTAAATAGTTTGCTGTTACATCTCCAACTGGGACTAAGCCATTGATTGAGTCTGATGAGTTCTGAGATATATCAAATGATTGAAGAATGTCTGTTACATCCTTTACTAGTCTTGCTGATATTTCAATTATTCCTAGGTACCCGCCTGCAGTACTTATACTATTAACTTGTAACTTCAACCCGCTTAGGTCTACCCCTGTAGAAACGGTTGCAGGTTCTACGTCTACCCAAGCCGATCCGTTGTAGTATAAGTTTACTATTCCGTTATCTGGGCAAGTTGTTCCTGTATATATTGTAGACTCTACTCCAGATAGACTTAAAAGTTTTACGTTCCAGGATGTAGGTTTGGAGTGAGATGTTTCAAACTTAAGAACAATTTTATTTGCTGCAGCAGTTTTTACTGCTGGGTATGAAACAGTTAATATACAATTTGTTAAAGAGGTACTTCCGCTTGCTGCCTTTGGGGTTACCCAATATTTATAAGCAGTTTTTATTCCAGAAAAATATAGTCTTTTATTTAATTCCTTTGCCGCCGCATATGTTTTACCATCTGCTGACCCACTAGCAGCAAGTGTTGTGCTAAGGCTTGGGTCTGCTGCAATCATATATTGAATCCCAGCTACCTTTGGGCGTCTTGGATCAATAATGCTTTTTATTGGAAATAGCTTTTCAAAAGGCTTATATTGATATCCGCCTTGATTCTGTGGAGCAGTCAGGGTTGCTGTTATAACGCCTTCAGGGGCTGTTACAGCCACTCCTGATATTAGGTCGTTCATATTATACTCAACACGACATCCGTTAGTTACAGATACGTTTACGGCCTTGCTTAAGGCATTCGTTGTATTTGCTGATACCTGTATCATTATACCTCTTCTAAGGAGAGAGAGACGTCCCAAAATTCTTGTGGGACGGAAGCTGAAGAAGACTTAACGTTTCTTTTCATAACTGTAAAATTACATGAGGTAAATGACATTAAAATAATTTCATCTCTAGCCGCTACTCCGTTGTATGATATCTTTACCTTGAAGGCACCCTTGCCTTTATTTAAATAAAAAGATTTAATTTCTGAGGCGCCCATGCCTCCGTCTACTGTCATTGTATTATCAGTTGGCAGCATTCCCCAGCTTGCGCTAAATTGTTTCTTATCTGCAATCCAAATTTTTCTAAGGGATCCGTTAGACATTCTTTGAGTCTTTTCTATTCTATCTATTTCTAGAGAGGCGCTAGATCTGTTGTGCTCAGAGACCTTTGTCCATGTTGGGTTTACAAGGTCAGTTCCTGTATCAAAATATAATAGGGAACCTACTGGGAGTGTCATTGGATAGCTCATGTGTTTTTAATACCTACATTCATTGGGTTGCCCTTCATTTTAGCATTAGTTTTTATATTGGCCTGCAAGAATTCATATGCTGCAACCTTTGCTTTACTTATTAATTGATCCTCATTCATTCCTGGAGAGGCATGAATATGTTGTGTATAATTAATTACACCTTGTCCTACCCCTGAATCACGCATTGGTTCAAACATTTTTGCTGCTTGCTTAATATCGTATCTAGGTGAAGCATATGGTACCTTAGCCATATTAGGAATAACCATTCCGCCAAATGCCATTTCTGGTCCACGGTCTCCGACAATAGTAGGAACATTTGGATTAAGCTTCATTGTTCCGTAACCAGCTTTTACTGCTTGAACGTTAAGACCAGCTCTCCCTGCATCAGAAGTTACCTTCCACTTTTTACCATTTTTATCTACAAACTCAACACCAACCCAAGTAGAGCCTCGTTTGCCATCAGATATTTGAGATGCTCCTGCTGCCATAAGTGTAGATGGATGAATAATTGTAGATCCTGCATAGGCTCCAGCGGTTACGCCTAAAGTTGTAGGAACAGAACTAATCTTAGCAGTAGCATTTGATTGGCCAACATCCATCTTCTTTCCATTAATAATAATATCTCCGCTGCCCATTTGAATACCCTTTGAGGCTAATCCTTTTGTAATAGCTCCTTCTACCCCGCCCATTATTCCCAGGGCTTGGGTACCTACATCAATTGGAGTTTTAACACCCTTTGGATGAGTTGGTTGTTTAAATTCAGGAACTGTTCCAGGCTTTGCTGTTCTTACTGCTCCAACAAGGCCTGCAGCAGCCTCTCTACCAGCATTTGGGTCTTCATCAGTTCCAAACTTAATATAATCCTCTATACTTTTTCCTGCAGCAGCTGCATTTAGTGCTAAGGTGACCATTGCTTGATTAACATCATCAATCTTTTGTTTTTGCTTATCAATCCTTGCATTTAATGAGCCCAATTTTTCTGCAGCAATTGATGCATTGTCTGACATCTTTTGTTGTCCGTCATTAATTAATTTTATCTTAGCCTCAAGAGGAGCATTGGCTAGCTTAAGAGCATCTTCAATTGCTTTCTTTTGAGAGTTGTATTGCTGATCTGATTGCAGACCTTGAATATCTAAGCTTGCTTGTTGTGCTGCAGCAGTATTGCCTGTTGCTAAAGCTGCTTCGTATGCTGCTTGTGCTTTTGCAATTTGTCTTGCAATATCGCCCTCTTGCTTTGCTGCATCTAATGCTTTTAGTCTTGACTCTGCAAGTTTATTATTAGCATCTATTTGCTTTTGCAAACCCTTTAGCTGCTCTCTAGTGTTTATTTGTTGCTGAGCAGTTTGTCCTTTGGCCGCTTGCATTAATGCCTTTTGTTGATCTGTTAGCTTCTTTAAATCTATGTACTGTTGTTTTAATAGACCCTCTTTGTTCGCAGCAACGGTTGCTTCTGATATGGAATCTGCAACTTTTGATAGTGTAGATACAGCCTCAGCGCCTAACTTTGAAAGATCTCCAGTAAATCCCTTTGCTGCAAGATTCATCTTTTCAAATAAGCTAACTATTGTATCCATAGGATTAATAATCTTTTTAAGTTCTGGATTCTGCTTAATCATTTCCGCTCTAGTTTTTGCAGTAAGAACAGCTTTAGAAGATTCTAGCTTATTTAGTTTTTGAAGCATTGCTTCTTGGGCTTGATACTGAGTTAATACTTTTGTATTTCCACTCTTGTCTTCTCTAGCAGCTTTTTTACTTTGCTCAATCATATCAATGATTCCTGCATCGATAGCAGTTAGACCTGTATTTACTGCCTGTGCTTTCTCTTTACCATCTGAGGCAGTAGTATAAGTGTTTATTGCAGCCTCGGCTGCATCTTGTCCTGTTTTAATATTTCTAAATGCACGATTACCTACAGTAAATGCACCAGCCTTTTCTCCCTTTTCAGAAAGCTTAAACATTGTAAATATCTTCTTGCTTGCTTCATCTGCTGATAACCCAGCAGCCATTAGAGCAGTCTTAATGTCTATTGCTACTTGTGGAAGTTCACTTTCTTTAGACTGATTAATTAATTTAATTTGATCAGTATATACTTCCTTAACTTCCTTCTTAAGCTTCTTATACTCTTCAATTGTCATGGATATAGGAAGTCCAGCATCTTGCATGCTTTCATAAAGGAACTGATTTCTTTCTCGTATTGCTTCTATGTTTTTAACAGTATCTGCAAGCTTTGAGTTGTAATCAGTAAACTTAAGTCCCGCCTTTTTGGCAGCTTCTTCTGTTAGTCCGTATTGTGTTACCCCAACTCTTAAATGTTCGTTGTGATCCCTTATTCTTTTATTGATAAGAATAAAAGCTCCTGTTGCTACAGCAAGTCCTACATTTAATCTTGTAAGACCCATTCCAATTCTTCCCAGGGTTCTTGTTACTGCGCTCCCGCTCTTGGCAGAATTCTGAAGAGCTGCGCCGTATCTATTGAGCATTCTTCCGCCCTTGGCGTATGTTCCATCTTCCAACATTTCACCAGCAACTTTTGTCCCTCTTGCTGTAGAGAATATAGGAGTTTTTGCAGAAGCTGGAATCTTAGACATAAGTCCACCGACTCTTCCTTGTGCGCCTTCAGCTTTTGTCTGCATCATTGCCGTCATCATCATTTGAGGTATGATAAATGAAAGCGTCTGCATTATTGTTTGAAGTAAAGGATTAGTAATCTTGCTCGCAATTAGCATTGGTGCTAGTGAGGCTCCAAGCATTGCAATGTTTCCGCCCTTCATGTATCCGTTTGGAACAATGCCTCCTGAATTTCTAGGTACAAATAGCTCTGGTCCTTTTTCTCCCACAACGTATGGTTGACCTGCGTTAACTGGTCCGCCCATTTCTCTTTTTTCTAAACCAAATATAATTTTCTTTAAAGATTCTGTAAGCGGAGTATCTTTTTTAGAATCCCAATTTAAATATTTGTTTCGCAAAATATCTTTATCAATTGGAGAAAGTTGTTTAATTATGTTTCTGTCTCCAACAAGATCTGAAGCGGCTGATCTTATTACAGAGTCTAGCACGTCTGGCTCGAGTCCGTTCTTTAATTTACCATCTGGCATCTTTACATATCCGTAAGGTTTTTCTTTTGCTAGTGCTGCCGCAAACTTGTCATAGAATAATTTTTGAGTATGCTTTCTTAAACCTGTGTTTGCAAATAGCTTGTCGGCCATTTCAATAGATAGAGAGTTCACGCCCCATGGAGCTGACTCATACATACTTGGCTTAGGTGCTCCAGTTGGGCCAAATCCTGCACCAATTCTATGCATTGCTTTACCCTTAAGAACGTTTCCAATTAATCCGCCAATATTGAATCCATTTTCTGGTGTCTTAAATGCATTATCAGATAGGCTTACAGAGTGACCCTTTTGTCTGCGCTTCAATTCATCTGCTGCAAGCATTTTGGCAATTGCTGCTGGAGTCATTGTTTTTTCTGGAGACATTGTTACTGATGAATGAACTCCATGCAAATCTCTGTAAGTTTGTCTTCTTGCATCAGATAGTCTTGTGATCATTGCATTGTAAATAACTTTTTCTTCTGTGTTTAAATCAAATCTACCTATTGTTTGTTTTAGCTTTGGGAGAGCAGATTCAATTTCTTGCAGCATGCGATCATTGTATTGATCAGGTGTCATACCTCTTGGAATATCTGAAGTTGCTTCAGCAAAGAATTTCTTTGTACTGCTTCCTTTTACTCCAAGCAAGTTGATCATTGCTTGTTGTTTAAATGAAGGCATTGTTGCAGAATAATCTCTTGGTCCAGAGGCTGTTGAAAATACCCCAGCTGGACCTACATCGGCAAGTATGTTCCCAGAAAGGTTACCCCTGCCTAAATCTTTGTCGCCACGTAATGATGATGCAACTAACTGTCTAAAGTATTGATCTTCTGTAAATTTACCATCTTGATTTGCTATAGCAGGATTGTACTTAGACTCTAAAGCTAGTAGTGTTCTAGATCCTCTTCTGTCAGTTGGGTCTCTCATTACAACAACTCTTTGATTAGGTGTTTGTAGTCCGTGAACATCACGAGCAATTTCAGTTGCTCTTATCTCAGCAAGCGCTGCTTTTTCATCTAGTACTGGCTTAACAAAAACCTTTTCCCCGTTCTTGCTATAAACTCCACCAATTCCAGATACTGGGAAACTTCTTCCTGATGTTGGCTCTAGCATAGCGTCATAATCAGTTACTGGGGTCTTGCTAAATCTAGAGTCTTTAACTGCTTGACTTGCTTTTTCCATAGCAACCTTTGCGGCTCTCTGGGCTTCAACCTGCTTAATAGATCTTGGCATTCCTAAGAACAACGCTTTACCGCCGCCAAACAATCTTTGTGCAAACTTTCCTGGTACTTGTCCACCCTTATTTAATTTAACCGCTCCTGCAAGAGCAAGTTTTCCACGAATTGGAATCCAAGCTTTTCCTGCAGAGATTGCTTGCAAAAACATGTTGAGTGCAGTTTTTTGTTTTGGTGATGGAGGAGCAACTCGTGGTTTCTTGTCTGATGCAGCTACAAATCTTGTATCATACTGTAATGCTTGTATTACATCGTCTACGCTTCCAGGGACTCCAGATTTTCTTACCATTTCTTCAAAGTCAGCAATTGCACTTGCCCTCTTTAAATGAATTACATCTGGTTGAAAATTTTTGCCCTGAAGTTGTGCAGCAATTGTATTAAATGCTGCAGGCATAATAGCAGCAAATCCTGCAAATCCTCTTGAGCCAACTCCACCTAGTTGTGCTATTAAAGATCTTCTAAATGCGTGGCCTCTAGCAGTTTCAACTAATCTTCCTCCGCCGCCTTGTATTTTACCAGTTGCTCTAGGTATTGACTTTAAATCTTCATGAGCTTCTGCAAATAATGGGTTTCTGCTCATTGATCTTAAAACCCTGTTCATATTTCTATTTAAAAAGTTATCGCTAGTTAAACCAGAAGCCGTTGCGCTTCTTCCTTCTTTTACTAATCTTTTGTCTCCCATAGAATATTTTTCGTCAAAAGCAGCAAGCTGTGCTGTTCTAGTTTTAATCCAGTCTTCGGGAGATCCATTAAGGTCCTTAGCAGCATCAAAATTAGCAGTAGCTATTTCAATAGCTTTTTTAGTTCCTATCTGTGGGGCAACTCCCAAATACTCTGAAGCATCTAGTGCAATAAATCTTGCACGAACATTGGCTTCATAGTTTGGATCGTTAATAAATTCATAATACATTTTAAGAGCTCTTCTGTATTGAGCATCTGTCATAGGCTTTCCTGCATGAGGGTGTGGGTGAACTCCTCCGCCTTGATGTCTTCCCATACCAGTTGTATTACCTGGGCCACCATTTAATTGCAACATTAGTTCTGGATTACGCTTAGCAATTTTTGCTGGAATTACTGCTTCTCCAGGAGTTAAAACTACTGGAACCATTCCTCCAGTGTTTCTAAATGTTGGAGTGCCACCAATAAGTTTGCTAATTGTAGGCATGTTTCTTTGTGTTGCAGCTTTATTAATTACAAATGATTCGGGCTCGGCCATTGTATGATAGGTGTCTGTGTTACCAGTTCCTGGAACTATTCCGCCTTTATTAAACTTAGGCTTTGTTGTTTCAATGTTATATCCTGCACCTGAAGTTCTAACTCCGCCTAGCGCTCTAGCAATTTTATCTACTAATGTTTTTGTAGAACCCTTATGAAACATTTCTTTCATATTTGATTTACCAGTTACTGGGTCTACTACAGGTTGAGATGTTAATGGAACTGTTGTTAAGTTTACAGATCTTCCTTGTCCAGCTGCAATCTTTTGAGCTGTCTCAGCAAGCATTGCTTCAACTGTTGCATTTAATTGAATTACTTTTATTCTTGCTTCGTCTGCTGTTATTTTGCTTTGCTGTAGCTGCTTAACGATTAAAGCAGTTTCTTGTGCAGCCATGCTTGTAATTTCTGAAAATTCTGGAAGCAAGGCTTGATAAGAATTAGATAGACTTGATGTAATTGTTCCTGTAGCATTTACCTCTGCCTTTAATACTTTAAGTTCTGCTTCTGATTGCATTGCAATTGCCGCTGTCATTGCATGCCACTTTGCTGCCTCTTGAGCAACTATACCAGTCGATGTTCCGTTTACAGATGTAACACCTGGAATCTTTGGAAGATCTGCGTTCATATATGCTTGAGGGTTTTTACCAATTCTAACGTTTACTGGTCCTGCTCCTGGAACTGTTCCAAATATTGTCCCCGCCTGTTGTGTTTGAGCAGGAATCATGTGAGACATATCTCTTGAGTATGAATCTCCAATTAATGGATTATTTTTATCAACATATCTTGGCGTTCCGCCTGGAGTTCCCGCTGCAATTACTCCGCCTGCAACTGTTGAGATGCTTGGTTGCACTGCAACTTGCGCTGTAGATGCTGCTACCTGAAGATTATCAAATGATGCTGCAAGAGTATTTACTGCATTTGTTAATACAACTGTTGCTTCTGTATCTGAATAGAATGATGTAGCAAGACCTTTTGCTGCTGCATCTGCCGCTAATATTTCTGGAGTAAGGAGCTTAAACCCATGTCCTCCTGTAGCCATTTGTCTTAAAGAGAATATTCCCTTTGTAACATAACCAATAAAGTTGGCCATAACACCAGTTAACATAATTAGTGGTCCAGCAAATGCTGTTAGTCCACCAAGAGCGTTAAGGAATGTTTTAACTGGACCTGGAAGTCCTTGGAAAAACTTAATGATCCCATCTACTACATTTAAAACCTTTGTGCTAATTCTTAAAAATTGTTCTCCTACTGAAGCAAGGTCTGCTTGGACTGAAGCCCATGCTCTTTTAAATTGTCCTGAAGCGGACTCTGTCATCATAGTTAATTCTCGAGCAGAGATATTTGCAAGATCTGTAGCGCTTGCTTTCATTAAATCCATTACCTGAAGAGTTTGAGATCCTTCTTTACCTAGGTTTTCAAATAGGGCTGACATTCTTGCATACTGGAACTTACCAAACAACTGTTCAATTGCTCTTGACTTGCTTAGTGGATCTAGTCTGTCTAAAGCTGCTTGAAGGTCTGTAATTGTTTCAGTTAAATTTCCCGCATTAGATGTTACAATCTTATCTATATCTATACCAAAGCCAAAAAACATTTCCTTTGCAACCTTTGTTGGGTTGATAAGAGATGCCATTGCTGACTTAATTGCGTTAGCACCTTCTGATGCGTTTACTCCGCCTTCTTTCATTGCAGTTAAATACAATGCTAAATCTTTTACATCTCCACCTAAAGACTTTACAACAGGGCCTGCTTTAGGGATTGCTTCAACTAAATCTTGTAGAGAAGTGGATGTCTGGTTTTCAACAGCGTTAAGAAAGTCAATAGATTGAGTTAATTCATCTGTACTTGATTTAAATGCATTTTGAATAGCAAGAGTTGCCTTCATTGCTTCTTGTCTGTCTACTTCACCAAGGATTGAAAGTCTGCTTGTCTGTCTTGTAGCTTCTAGAAGGTTTCCGCCTTCTTGTCCTGTTGCAGCAAGGTCAGCTGCTAATGCAATAGTTTCTTTGTATGCAATTCCGTATGCTCCAGCAATTTCTCTTGCTGTTTCGGAAACATCTTTTCTTACTTTTGCTAGCTCTGAAGATGATGTTGCACTTAGTCCGCCGTAAACCTTTGTAAGTCTTACAAGCTCTTGATCTGCTTCTCTAAATGCTTTTTGTGCAGCCATTCCAAATGCTGCAAGAGGAACTGTTAGTCCTACTGTTAACTGACGGCCAGCCCACTGGGTGTTCTTACCCCAATTGATAAGCTGATTAGATCCATCGAGCATTACCTTATTCATGATAGATAGCTCTTGTCTTGCAATTGCCGTCTTGTTCTTTATTTCATCAAGGCCCTTTGCAACCATAACATTGTATTGCATTAGGCCTTGTGCGTTTTTGCCGATAGGCTGAATGATTGCATTCTCTAGCATTACCTGCTGCTTGGCCAGGTCTCTAATCAGGCTGCTTGTTTTCTTTGTATGCCCACTCCAGGCGTTGTAGTATTCCCCTAGTTTAAGTCTTCCTCTATCTAGGTTCCTACCAAATTTTTCTACGTCTGATGTAAGCGATACAAAGTGTGATGAAAACTGTCCCGTTGATCGCATAGTTTCTGCGAAGGACTTATTCATTACAGCAATTTGATTTGCTAGTTTGGCGTTAGTTCCCGCCGTTGTTTCTTGTAATTTTACGAGTTGGGCAGTAACCGCAGCAAGCTGAGTTCTTAAACTCGTGAAGTCTGCGTTGGCGGTAATATTGGTGGTGATTAAATTATCTGCCATATGTATATGTTACTCTATTCGGTATCCTAATCCTGCGTTAATGCCAAAGCCAGCTTCTGCTGCAAGACCACCTTGTAATGAAACAACATCATCTGCTGATGTGGTTATACCAAGTGCTCTTCTTCTGACATCTTCGAAGGATGATCCCTCCTCATTATTACTGCTTTCATCTAAATCAACACCTTGAATCGAAGCTAGGAATTTCCTTTTTTCTGATTCCGTTTTTTGCATTGACTTAAAAGTCTGGACCATCTCTGGCATTGAAAGATTATCTTCTAGTTCTTCGTAATTTTTCCAATTACCTAGAAGAAATACTTCCCCCTCTAAAGCGGCTAGATCTAGTTCTGACCAGCCAGAACCGCTGCCGCTAGTAGGTTTGGGTCGTCCATCTTAATCCCTCCGCATACTTCTAGAATGCGATTGATGGTTGGAACGTCAAGTGTGTCTTCAAATGCGTCTTTGTCTGCTACAAGATCTGGAAGCTGCTTTTTTAGTGCTACTCCACAGGCCTCAATAAGGATTGTTAGTGTTTCATCTTCTGATGTTACTTCTTGTGTTCTTTGAATGACCTTCATAAACTCACGTAGCTCTTTAATTGTTAAAGGCTTGAGCTTAACTGTTGCGCCATTTTGTAGTTGAATTTCTTCAACATCGTATACTGTTGTTGCCATTTAATCCTCCTAGGATCGTCTTAATTATTGTATCATATTCAAAATACAAGAGCAATAGAAAACCCCCCAATTTCTTGGGGGGCTCTATTAATTAATTAAATTAATTACACTGATAGAACACGGTCTACGATGAAACCATATTCCTGACCTACGTGTGATGAATCACCTGATGGTAGCAAACGGAATGTTACTGGGAATGTTGATGCTGCGTTACGAGCCAAAGAGAACTGTGACTGTTGTACAGAAAGAACACGACGTGCATAATATACACGCTCAGTTGCAGTATCTGTTGTTGAAGTTGGTGCTTGACCAACTGCAATTAGCTGACGCTCTGTTGGTGCTTCACCAAGAGCTCCACCTGCGATACCTAGCTTCTTACCAGAATCTGTAAGTGTATCTGACTTCTGACCAAATACGGCAAGAACGTTCTCAAGAGTACCTTCTGCCATTTCTGTTGCGATCATAACTTCCATTGACTCCTTGAAAAGCTTTGCTGTATCAAGAAGCTGATCTACTGTTACTGAACCGTATGATGGGTTGTATGTAACCTGAAGACCGTTATTTGTGTAACCTACGTTACGGTAAAATGCACCCTTTGTGTCAAGGGCTGGTGATACCGCACCAGTTGCTGCTGTTGTAACATCAACCTTGTTCAAAGAATCTGTGTAAGACTCTCCTGTTTTAAATGCTGGGACTGTCTTATTCTTGTTTGCTGCAAATGCGTTTAGTGTTCCTGCTGGTGCAGAAACTACATAATCTGGGCTGGTGATGTCTGTTACTGAAAGAAACAGTGGAGACGCACCGACAAGAATATTTCTAGCATTACCAATATTTTGTGCCATGTTGTAAAACCTCCTGTTAAATAAATATATATATATTGACTTACTTTAAATCAAGCTGGCTAGGCTCATTTCCTCTTATGTCCAATTTTACTGGATTAACCCTTTAAAAGCAACTAGGCAAATCTACCTAGTCCGTCGGTGACTCTGGAGTACTTGACCTCTAGTATTACGTCTGATGACAAAAAGCCCTGAAGTTCAAGGGATGGGTCAATTGGAGAAGTTTCTGTAATATGAATGCTGTGGAAAATTAATTTGTTGGTGGTCTTTAAAGAATTGACATCTTTTGCAGATTCGTCCATTCTTCTAAACAGGTCAGTCATTAGGTTTCTTATCTCATATATCTCTGTTATATCTGTTGAGTATATGGTAAACAAAACCTTTTCGCAGCATATCAGCCAGTTCTCTTCATAGGACATTCCGATCTTGTCATATACGATATGCTTTTTACCGTTTAGGAATTGATCCATTTCTGGTAATTGCTGAACTGGAATAATAGGTACTATCTCAGATCCTAGATTATCTGAGTAGTAGTCGTCTGGATCAAATAGTCCAGTAAGTTTTAATTGGGTCCACAAGAACTTGCGAAGCTCAAACATTGCGTCTATTTTATAATCTACTGTCATAGTGACCCTCCAAATGATGAGCTTAATGCTGCATCTGCCTGCACTCTTATTTTACCAGCACTGAAGCTATACTGCACCTTTTTAATATTAGTTGGTACACTCAATGCTCTTGCAATCTTAGCATTAAATATTCTTTGAAACCCTGAAGACTTTATTGAGGAGTTTACTGGTTGACCTCCAAAGAATCTTCCGTATGTGAGTGCAAATTGATTTGTTGCAGCCTTGCCTCCTGGCCTCTTGACTGTAACTGAGGTGCCTTTGGGCATAAAGACTGTTGCACCATCTAATTCAAATACTAGGCGTTCTGCGGATCTTGGTCGAATTACTATGGGCATTCCTTCTTCCATTACGGAAGCTTTATTAGCAAATACATATCTATTCTTTTGTTTTTTATTTTTAGACGGTACTGTTGATTTAGATAGTTTAAAATCACGGCCTACTCTAAATGAAAGGCCTTCAGAATCTATTAGATATAGGTTGAAAAGCCTTGCTGTTGGGTTGCCAGTTTTATTCCACTCGTATACATGGTGAAGGCTTTTAGGCTTTACTCTTGCTTGGGCATCAACGTACTGACCAAAATCTTTTTCTATTTGATTAAATATGGTTGTTTTAAATAAATTTTTAAATTCAGCATTTGTTGTTAGCTTGGCAATAACAGCTGCTTCATAATACAAAAATGCAGATACTTGAGCCACGGTGCTATCTTTTATTACTCCTGGAACTGATCCTGCCATCAATCTTTCAAGACCGCTGGCTGTTTGTAATAATGCTACGCTACTGTCCAATTACCTGATTCTCCGATCTTTTAACGGTTGTATTGTAACCAATAATTCCGCCCATCGGCTCTGTAATTGGAGTAACTCCCATTACTTCAAATACTGTTGGCGTGTTGCTTGGAAAGTTAATCTCTTCCCAAATAACAGTTCCGTCTAAATTTCTAATGTTTGTAACCTTTTCGTTAAATACTAATTTGGATGTAGTTCTTATTTGAATCATCTGCTCATTAACATATTTGTTTGAAAAGGTCTGCTTGTCTCCAGATCTGCTGGCTGTAGAATTACTAATAGTTCCTTTTGCGCTGCATGCAACTGTTCTATTAAATTGCCAGTCTTTCTTTAAAGATCCCGTCGCTGGGTCCTGTGTTTCAAATTGCCTATATACATCAATAAGCATTGGAAGAACGGAGTCGACAAGATCATACATTAGATAAGGACCATTTGAGATATAACATGTGGAGCAAGCAATTGATCTGCATATAGATTGCCAGTTCCTTTTGATGCTGAGCTGTTATATTCAAAACTCCAGTCAAATGTCTTAATGGATTTAATGTACTTATTTCTCCAGACTTTGTCCTTTGAGAAATAGTCTTTCATTAGTTCAACTGTTGCCATCTGCACTTGAGCGGGAACTAAATCCCATCCAAATTCGCCAACGATCTTATACTTAACGTTCTTAGAAAAGACTCCATTATATGTATCATTAATTGTTGGAGGAACTAAACCATTTGCAACATATACTGAATTGTCTAATAGGTTTACTCTATTAACTCTTATTCCAAAACCTGTTTCTGAAACAATTGGGTCATATAGCCAGTTGTTTACCTTTGGTGTAGCAAGGTTATCTACAAGAAGTATATCGTTAGAATAAATCTGGTATATCCGATTTATTTTAGATGATAGGGGTAGAGTATCTGATTCGTCTCCGTATATAATCTTTGTGTCTGGATACAGGTAGAATTCTTGCTGAGTGTATTCTTCAATTAATTTTCTTGCATATCTCTCAGCCATCTGGAGGTCTGAGTATGTCTTGTAGTTAGGATCACTTGGATCCGACCCAAAGTTTAATTCATCTATTTGCTCATTGATAGAAACGTATGGGGTTACAACATTCACATAAGTTGTATGAGTTCCCACTGTTGATCCAGCTACTGCGTATTCCCAGACGAGCTTTAGCTTTCTGGGATATGCAGAATAGGAAAACGGTAGCACAACTTGATATGTGCCGACATCTGTTTCAACGGCTGTTCCTGTTAGAGTAAGTAATAAATTGGTAGAAGATATAACGTTAGCAGGGTTTTGAGTAATGTCATAAACCTTTGCCGTTACGTTACCCGTAGGGGATGCTAATTCACCCTCCCAGTAGATCTTTGTTCTGATCGGTGAATTGCTGTTTACATATATCTCTGCCATTTTATAAGCTTAGATTAGTTGTAATACTCCTGAACTTCCTTTGGAGTTGCTAATCTAAAGCCCTCCTCCTTATCAAAAATTTCTTGAGCATTTTCTTCTGTCATTGCAATAAAAGGGTGCTCTTTTGTAAATGTAAATCCAATGATATCGTATCTGAAGTTTTCTCTAGTCATTCGAACTAGAACCGTATCTTCTGGCTGAGCATCTAGGCTAAATCTAGGAAGAATCTCTTCTGCGTCTTCGTTAAATTCATCTGTTGCGTCTTCGATATCTTTAATAGTTTTTTGATAGACAGACCATGTAACTCCCTCTTCTGCAAGGGCGGCAACGATATCTGCCTTACTCTTAATTCCATCAGTATCAACTGCAAAGTCCTCTGCAATTTTTCTGAGTTCTGCGACCTTCAATGTCTCAAATGACATATTATCTCCTTTGTTAGGTTCTTCAATTATAGCATTGATAAATTAAAATGAAAAGCCCCTAAAATTAATTAGGGGCCTTTCGAGGGTTTTATCTTAAATTAATTAAGAAGCAACCTTAACGTTCTTTACAACTACCCAAGCGTCTGCCTGCTCGATTTGAACTCCAACACGAGTATACATTGTGTACTCGATTGTGTCCTTACGTGGCTGGAAGAAGCGGTAAACGGTTACGTCACGCTTGATACCAATAACTACGTTATTTGGGAATGTCAAGTGGATATCTCCGTGTGAACCTGTTGGTGTTGCGTATGTACCAGTCTGTGTTTCATTAAGAAGTGGAACTTCAACAATCGGAATACCGAATGCGAATGGTGCCACGTATCCTGCTGGTCCACCTAGTGGTGCAACTCCACCACGGATAACGCTTGAAGCGATATCTTGTGGAATTGTTTGGTTTGTTCCAATGCTGTTAGCATATAGGAAATCCTGAATCAAGTTTGATCCAGCAAGGAAGCGAAGGTCTCCACGACGTTGCTTGTACTTACGTGGCATAGCCTTAAGTGCCTTGTTGAATACTTCACGTGATACTGCGGCTCCTGCTGCGTCTACGACACGGCCTGATGCCTTTGCCTTCTTTACAACGCCATCGAATGACTTGTAAAGACCGTCTGCTGTTAGAAGTGTGTCACCGTTAAGAATAACATCTTCGATGTCATTTCCTGCTTGTGTTGCCATCAAACGTGCAATGTGATCTTCTAGATCTGCACCTTCGATGTTATCTTCTAGAGACTCTGTTGAAAGCTCCCAGTCCATGCGGAGTTTCTTTGTTGTTAAAGAGATTTTTGAGAAAGTTACTGGTGCATTTACACCAGTGTTGTCTGCCTCGGTTGCAAGCTTCATAAGCTTCTCACCAACGGACATACGGTCAATCTCGGCTGTGTCTGACTTCATACGAACTGTACGTGCGACCTTACCGATAACGGTTGCGTCGAACATATAATCAAGGAAGCGAGCAGACTGCTCTGGGTTGAGTAGTCCACCGTTGCCATTTTCAGACGCTACGTGTACTCCTGTTCCACCAGTTGCTGAACCGAATCCTGTTGATACCTGAGTACCAGCTGCTACGGCCTTTTCTAATGTTTCATTGCTCATTTTTATACCTACCTTAGTTGAATATTTCGTTTACGGAACCGAGGAAAGAACCGTTCCATTTAGATTTTTTGATTGTTGTTGCTTCTTCTGATCGGCCAAGATCTGAAGACTTCTTAAATGCAGTCTCTGATTCTACTGCGTCGACACGCTTTTGTACACCATCAATCGTGCTCTTGATGTTATTTACAGCGCTTGAAAGTGCTGTGTGTTGTTCTGCCAACTCTGAAATTCTAGCATCTACGCTCTTGCTGAAAGCTTCAACAGTCGTTTGGATTGTTGTTACTTGTGCTGCATTTGCTTCAGATGCCTTGTTTAGAGTTTCTGAGAAAAAGCCTTTTAGATCGCCTAACATCTTCGCAAAATCAGGTTCATCAACCTTATCTTCTGATACTTCGGCTGCTTTTTCCAGAGTCTCGGCAGGAACGTCTTCTGCTACTGCTTCTGCAGGAGCTTCAGCTGGAGCTGCATCATCTGCAACTACTGCTGTATCTTCAACGGCTGCTTCTTCTGCTACTGCTTCGGCTGGTGCCTCTACTGCAACATCTTCGACAACTACGTTTTCTGTATTATCTGACATTTCATTACCTCCTTCTGCGTTTGCCTGTTTTGCAATTGTTTGTGTTTCAGGCAACGTAAATCTTGAATGCTTATATGCATCAAGAATCTTATCTATCTCTTTTGCTTTATTAACGTCTGAGCTTTCAACCCATCCTATTAATTCTGCTGGCTTTCCAGATACTGGAGAGTCGTATGTTTTATCTGTTGAGATAAAAACAGAATCACTGTCTGCACAGTAAAATATGTTTTCAGTTACTACACCTACTGCAATTCCCTTAGCAATGTATTGTCCATTTACTTTCTGAATAGAAAGAATGTTACAAAGTTCATTTGCTGGTGAATCAACAATAGAAAGTTCAATTAGTTCATAGTTCTTAATAAATCTTACGGTCTTACCGTTTGCCTTGTTAACTTCATTGTCTGACTCAAGAATCTTTCCGCCGATTGAGAATCCAGATAGAGTTCCGTCTAGAACTTTCTCCCAGGTGTCTTGTGCGCCCTTTGAGATGTATGCATCTACATACACTCCGTTGAAGAACTCTTTTGACTTTGGATCATAAAAAGTTTCTGGCTTAAATGAAACCATCTTTCCTACCGCATTTGATCCGTGCATTTCACGAATATTCCCACGGAAATTTTCGAATGCCTTGAGACTTGATTCTGCTGTTACAACATCACCAGTCTGATCAACATTGTCTAGGGTTGCGAATCCAGATACGGTTCTCTTTTCACGGTTAACTTTAGTAAAAGGAACCGACAAATTAATAACGTTGCCGTTACTGGTCCATAAAGACTTTTCAATGTTCATATGCTTAATTTTATAGTGTTATAGACTATAAAGCAAATAACAGTTGAGTGGACTTAGTCGACCCGTCTTCCTTCGCCTTTGGCATTTCGGCCTTCTCCCACTTTATCTGAGGAGGATGCGGATCTTTCGGAATCTCGGGCCCTGGTTTTCCCAGCGGTTGCTTTTTGATCAGCAGCCTCTTGGGGCTTTAATTCAACCATTTTATCTCCGCCTTCAACAGGTATCATTCCTTTTCTAATTCTAACTTCATTTGGAGTAATTACCTGCATTCTTAAATATCTTTCATCTATTTGAGATTGAGTGTCTTCATCAGTTAAAGTTAATTCATTAAACTTTAAAGTCAAGGCATCTGTTTTTTCATCAAATATTGCATTAATTTTTTTCTCCAGGGTCATTTGAGCTGGTCGGCAAACCTGCTCTTTAAATGTCTTATCAGCATCTCTGGCTACCGCTAAATTAACCCCCTCTGGAGTTCCTATTTTATTAATTGGAACACGGTGGGCAAGTAGAATTTCGTCTCTATTTGATTTACGATATTTCTCAAATGATCCTTCTTGATTACCCGCTTCAATAGGCTCCATTTTAAATTCAACTTTTGAGTCTGGGCTATCTGCTGGAAGTGGAACATATAGGGATCTGTGATTCTTTCCCTTTAATCCAACTTGGAAAAATTCAAGCAATTTTCTTTCTGACTCTGGAGAAAGCTTTGCTCCCTTAACTGTAATAATATATCTTGGGACCGCTTTGTTTTCAAAGTAGTCTAGATTGTAACGGCCAGATAATTCATTTCCAGCAAGGGCTACCTGTGCTGCAATGATGTCTGGAATTCCATAATAGTTATTCATTGGTGTGTACTTCTTAAAATGAATAATTTCATTTGGGCGATCTTCTTGACCAGCGATTGGGTTCTCTGTTTCATTCTCGCCGAAGTTATTAAAGAATACAGCCTTGCCATACAGCAGCTGAATGAAGCCATCTCTAAGTCTGCGAACACGCATTGTCTTTGCTGGGATATGCCCAATGTACCCAATGTCTCCGCCTGTTGTTCTTCCTATTTCAAGGTAACCGTTTCCTGTTGCTTCAAGATCTGTGTAAACCTTAATTAATGTTTGTGTAAATGTATCTTCAGTATTCGTTGTATCTAGCCAAGCGTGTAGATCTTGACGAAGCTTATTTAGCTTTCTACGTGCCCTCTCAAGCTGTTTGTCATCTGTTATTGAATCAAAGGCATCATTTGTTTTCTTTGTTTCAATAAAGTCATAACCTAGGCCAACAATATTGGCAACCTTTGCATTAATTGCTGCATAGTTATATGTTGAAATTTCATAAATCTTTGAAAGATACTCTTGGTTGTATGGAGGCTCAATAAGATCAAACATAGCGTATCCGCTAATTGCTTGTGCCAATAGGTTTTGTTGTGTTCCAGTATCTTCAATGCCTGAGAATGATTTAGAAAACTCTCTATTAATTCTACGCTTAAATGATGACCCGAGACCTCTAAGCTTTTTGATGTCTTCTAGGCCTATTGCAAACGGGTCGTTGTTTTTTTCATCCTTTTTAAAAGAAAACCAATCCGCTGTATTTGATATGTCGATAATGTTTTCTGAATTATCTTCACCGAGAAATTCTACTGTCATCTTAAACCACCTATTTTTTTCATTTCGTCTTTATAGTTTCCGATATCATATGGATCAGGAACTAGTCCCCAGTCAAGTCTTTGCTTTTGATGCTGGAATTCTTCGTCGTCAATCTTTCTTCTTGCTGAAAGAAATTTAGGCCCGCCCTCATATATGCCAAATGAGCGAACTTCTCTAGCCAAAGCATCGATGTTGGATCTATTTCCTTTTTTGGACGTGACTGAAAGAAAGTTCCCATCGTCGTCTCCAATCCATCTACCGTCAGGCATCTCCCATACGTATATGCCTAGAATCGATTCTTCTTCATTAATGTTATATTTAGCTTTATTAATATCCATAGACATAAATCATACCATTATTCTGTGCTAAAGTCTAGAGTTTGCACAAGAGGTGGACAAAATTATAGGCTAACTGACTCTGGCTCTACCACAGTTATAAAGAACGGGGTCAAATCTTCACCTAGGGCGGACTCTTCAATTCCAAAAGCGGTGTCATTTATTTGATTTACGATATTTCCCGTATATAGCAAGTAGTGATTAAGCTTAGAAGATAGCGGTAATGCATTTTCATATACGGCAAGATTGTTATACATATGCCCAGATCCAGACTTGGAGTCATTTTGATTTTGATTAAACTTAAGGTTGCTGTCTGCCGATGTAAATTCAATGATTATATGGTGAGGCGTATTTACAGCCATGAAGTCCCATACGTTTACTGCGGATGTCCTATTTATACCATTTACATAGATTGAGGATATTCCTGCTTTTGTTATGACCCCCGCATTATTCCACTCGTACCGACTGGCTAATCCGCTCACTAAAACATTGTCGTCGTACTGAGGGGTAAATATAACTTCTACTGTTGAAATTGCTGGGACGTTATTTAAAGAAAATCCGTGTCCGTCATACATAGTAAGACCATTGTTTTTATTATATGACAACGTCTTGCTATTTGTCTTTGGCAAAGAATAGTCATAATTCGAAGATATATAATATCCAGAATTGTCGCTGTAGAAATTCTTTGAACCGTAAAAAGCAATGTCTAGGGATTTTAAAATCGGTAGATATCTGGTGGCATCGTCAGATGATAAAGTTACCCTTAGATAAATAATATCTGAAATTTGATTATCGTTTTTATTAAAGTATGGCAATGGCGATCCATTTGTGCAAGTTCTCCATGTTATGTTGTCTATGCTTGCCTCTACTAAAATTCCTTTTACGTCATTTTCCCAGTGTATCTGTGAGCTAGTAATCCCTAGGTAATTTGGTACAATAAAATGATCTGTGAAAGAAAAAGACTTGGCCCCAACTGCCTCTGGAATATATACAGAAGACTGATCACTTGATAAATACTGGCCATTAATATTTAGCTCGCTCCATAATTTTGATACAGGATATGTATATGAAAATTTGCGCTGCATAGATTCTGTGTTCATGCTAAAAAGGTAACCGCCATCTATAGACGCTATTTGAGATACATTAACTTCCTTTGTACCCTCATTGTAATGACTTAAAATCTGAGAAGGTGATAAGGCATACCTATAAAATCCTACTGAGTCTATTACAAATTTTCCTGTAGAAGGACCACTTTTAAATGTTGCAATGTCATTTAAAAATTTATAATTATCTACAGATGTGGTGTCAACCAAAATACCGTTGACATACAAAGACAAAAGATTGCTTTGGAATATACCTACTACATGAATTGCTTCAGAATTAGATACTGTATGTTCTGCCTTATTGGCACCTACTTGAAATATAATATTACCATTTTCATAGAATATTCCAGTGTCTGTAGCCGTGTCTCCCACAACTGTTGCAGTAGCATTATATGCTGGAAGCAAAACCCAGGCCTCTATTGAAAAAGTATTATCTTTATAATTTTTGTTTGCTATTCCTTTTGGGCTATAGGTAATTTCAGTAAGTGGCAACATTTCTGTTCCTCTTATTCCTCCCGCCACCAAGGGCATTATTTGCCTTAAAGATGTCGAAGAAGCAGATCCATTATTTAAGCTTCCAGAGTAGTCGTAAACAGAGATTCCACCTAATTGTGCATAAACTAATCCGCTATCTTTTAAATCTTGATATGTAGCAAACTGTGATAATAGCTCGGTGTAGTCTGCTATTTGCCCAGACTCTACTTCATCTAATAAATAAAATGAGTTTGGAAAGTCGTTTAAGACTGTATTTTTGTATGACATTCCATCCTCCTTTTTAAATTAAAGTGCTGCTATTTGTGTTTGCTTTTCAGCAATAAGTGTATTTAAAGTTGCAACAGTTGTATCGTCTGGATCAGACTTTGCATTTTCAGCGATAAGTCTTACTTCAAGTGTATACATCTGATACTCTAGGCTTCTAATTTCTGCTTTAGCAATTGCTGCTTTCTCGTCATTTGTTAGAACTGTGTATGTTGGCATTTTATTCTCCTTCTTCTATTTTTGTTTTTTCGGATTCAATGGCTTGAATCTTTTGATCTATTGACTCTATGCTGAGGTTTATTTCAGCAAGCTCCTCCTGAGTTAAGTCAGGAGTAATTTTATTTGTGCTAGTATATTTGTTACAATTAAGTTCTTTTATATACTGATTTAAAATAAAAACTTTTTCTTCTTTTGTTATCATATCATAAACCTTCATTATATCCAACTGGACCAAGGGCCGTCAAATATTGCAAAAGTATTGTCATTTTGCCCATAAAGTCTACATCTCAGATATCTTGCGTTGGCGCTGTATGGTAAATCTGTTGTTGATCTAACCCAATAATTCCAGTTATATCCATTTACTGGACCCCTTGTCATAGATGTTGTATAGTTTATTGTACTGTTAGCAATTGCAGTTCCGCCTCCTTGGGCTGTTCTAACTTCCCACTCAATTCCAAATGGTGTGAACGCACCGCTAAATGATGGGTTATCAATACCCCATTTTATTTGACTTCCAGTTCTTTCAAACTGAACAGTTGGCACACCAACTGAAGGGGGGGCTGCTGTTGTAGTTGCCGATGCAGTTCCGTCACCTCCATAGCCATATCCTGTTTTATTTGCAGCAATTGTTACATAGTATGTTGTGCTTGAAGATAAACTTGATACAGAATATGAGGTATTAGTTGTTGTTGTATTAACTATATTTGTTCCGCCAGAAGATGTTCCAACTTTTACAGAATAAAAAGCTGCTCCAGATACTGCCGACCATGAAATTGTAAATGAACTTGAAGTTATTCCGCTTGTAGATGGGCTAGGTGCGCCTGGAGCAGTATATGCAATTGTAGCTGATGTTTTGTATGATCCATATGGTGTCCAAACATTGTTGTCACCTGAAGCAGATATATAAAAATAGTATGTGCTTCCTTCGCTACCTGAAATACTATAGCTTGCAGCAGTTCCTGTCCATTCTGGTGAATCATAGGACACAGCGGGGTCTAAAGAAATTGAAGATGCGGTAGTCCAATACACTCTATACTTTGTTGCATTTGTTGCTCCGCCCCAAGATACGGATAAATTTGAAGTACTTGCAGAACTGCTAGCGAATGTAGGGGATGTTGCGTTAGGTTGAACAAGGTTTCCGCTGCCAGTTCCATAATCGCTTCGTGTTGCTGCAGCCGCTATAGCAGATGCCACTGATGATCCGTATCCTTGAACATTTCCTGAAGTTCTAGGGTATATAGTAAAGTTTCTAGCACTATCATCAGGAGGATTATAAACATAACTTGTTACGTTACCCACATTTCCAAAAAAAGTACCGTTAACGTAAAGATCATAAGATACTGCGCCAATAGCTGCAGGCCAACTCAAAGAAATCCGTCTAGTTGTATTTACTGCTCTTACTGAAAATGATGCGTTACCTGCAGTTCCTGTACCGTTAAATGTTCGTGCTCCAATATTAACACTTGGTGACCCTGCAGATCCTCCCGATGTAGTTTCATATGTGGTTGCATTTAATATAGAGTTCCAGGATCCGCTGTAGCTTAAACCATTTGGGTTAAATGAGACTGTTGGTGTAGAAACTGACTGTGTTGTATTTGAACCTGTTAATGATGTGACGTGTGGGAGCATTTGGGTTCCAGTAGTAGAAGAAGTTGTTGTGTTACCTCTTTGATTAGTAGCTCGTACTTTAACTCCAATCACTGATTCTGCATCTGCCGAAACAGTTGTATATGTAGAAGATGTCGCTCCAGAAATGTCTGAACCTGACCTAGTCCACTGATATGTATATGATGTTGGAACATACGCATCATTGGAATTCCATGAGCCTACAGATGCACTATATGTACAACCAAGTCTACCGTCGAGTCCTGATGATACTGTTATAGATGGATTTGAAGAAGAAGATGGAAATTCTGGGTAGTTTATTAGCCAACTTGTCCCATTATAAATCCAAGCTTGCTTTGCGGTTGACCAAGACGAACCATTATAAATCTTTAATGATTTTTGTGTTTGCCATGTTGTTCCATCATATGCTTTTATAGTCATATGTTATCCTAGTAGAAAATATATAAATCGCCAGCTGCAGTGCCAGTTGGTGGCGTTCCAGTTGTGTTATAGAATATTTTATTTGAGTTTGCAGTATTTGTTCCGTTTGAATATGCTGTAGTTGCTACAGTTGCCCATGACTCTGCCGTTCCATTTGTAGTTAGAAATTTTCCAGAGTTTCCAGACTGCGCTGGTAAAGAATATTGTGCAACCGTATTCCATAAAGTCGAAGTACCATTTGTACTTAAGAATTTTCCAGAGTTACCAGTTTGTGAAGGAAAAGTTTCCCCTGTGGGACCTGTAGGTCCTGGGACTGTGCTGTCGGCGCCTGTTGCGCCAGTGGCACCTGTAGCGCCCGTAGCGCCTGTTGGACCTACTACTGTGCTGTTAGCGCCAGTTGCGCCTGTTGCGCCTGTAGGTCCTGGGACTGTGCTGTCGGCGCCTGTTGCGCCAGTGGCACCTGTAGCGCCCGTAGCGCCTGTTGGTCCTGCGACTGTGCTGTTAGCGCCAGTTGCGCCAGTGGCACCTGTAGCGCCTGTTGATCCTGTTGCACCTGTTGGGCCAACAATTGTGCTGTCGGCGCCTGTTGCGCCAGTGGCTCCTGTTGCACCTGTGGCACCAGTAGCACCTGTAGTAAGTCTTTGTAGAGTCCATGCTGTGCCATCCCATATCCAAGTGTTCTGGCTACTTGTAAATAATTGATTTAATGAGGGGCTATTTGGAAAGTCTATTGGCATAATATCTCCTATACTCCCGCAATCGCTTTAGCTTCGGCTTCTGTTAAGCCTAACGCCTGCAACTTACTAAGAGCTGAATTTTTTGCTTCTTCTTTATCTAAAATATCTTGTGCTTCTTTATCTTCTATTGCTTTAATTGCATCGCTTAACTGCTTTGCAGTTGGAACTGGATATTCTTGACCTACCCAAGTTATCATAGATATGTCATCATTTACCATACTAAATACAGCATCTGGATACAAATAAAGTATTGCGTTAAAGTTTTTCATGCTAGTATCTCCATTGCTATAATTTGAATTGGATTTCCACTTGGATTAGCACCCCAGTTATTTGCGCTAAGGACGTTGTTAATCTGAATTTTATAAGTTGTTGCACTTGTAGTTGCTGGAGAATCTATATACTGAATTGAATATTGAGCATAGTTTCCAGTATTAACTCCCCCACCATTTGGATAATAAGTACCTAGTACTGCTGAAGTTAATGATGTAGAATTTTTTACAAGTTGAACCAAACCAGATTGATATGATGGACCAGTACCTAAAATTAAAAATGATGTCATTACAAGAATTTTACTTGTTGAAAGTGTTGGGGTAATTGTTACAGATAATCCGCTAACATCTACATATCCTGCTCCACCTGTTGAAGATGTAGTATTTGATGTTGTAGCACTAACAACTTGAACTATTTTTCCACCGCTTGCTCCTGGTAAACCAGTGGCGCCTGTTGCGCCTGTTGCTCCTGTTGGTCCTGCTACTGTGCTATCTGCGCCTGTTGCGCCTGTTGCACCTGTTGGTCCTGTAGCGCCTGTTGGACCTGCTACTGTGCTGTTAGCACCAGTTGCGCCTGTTGCGCCTGTAGGTCCTGGAACTGTGCTGTTAGCGCCAGTTGGGCCTGTTGGGCCCGCTACTGTACTATCTGCGCCTGTTGCGCCTGTAGAACCTGTTGCACCAGTTGCGCCTGTTGCGCCTGTAGAACCTGTTGCGCCTGTTGCGCCTGTTGCTCCTGTAGGTCCTACTATTTGTCCGACTGAACTCCATGAGGATCCGTCCCAAATGTAAAGATCTCCATCTGATTCAACAATTCTTCCATCATTTAAAGTATTGCCAGTAGACGGTAAAGAAGGTACTGTTGCTACTGAAGGCTTTAAGTTTACGGCAACTCCTTGAGTTCCTGTGGCACCTGTTGGTCCTGTTACACCTGTAGAGCCTGTTGCTCCTGTTGGTCCAGATAAAGAAGAACCAGTTTCTATCCAGAACGAATCGTAGTAAGTATAACTTTTACCATTTTCAGTATTAAACCACGCTTGTCCTTGGATTGGATCAAGTGGGGGAGTAGAAGAAGTTAAAGAAAATGTTGCTTGGGAACCAGTGGAGCCCGTTGCGCCTGTTGCGCCTGTTGCTCCTGTTGCGCCTGTAGGTCCTGCTACTGTGCTGTTAGCGCCAGATGCGCCTGTTGCACCTGTAGAACCTGTTGCGCCTGTTGCACCTGTTGGTCCTGCTACTGTGCTATCTGCGCCTGTTGCACCTGTAGAACCTGTTGGTCCTGTTGCACCTGTGGCACCTGTTGGTCCAGAAATTGGTCCTGCATTATCCCATTCGCTATTTACACTATCCCATACATGCAAATTGCCTTGCACCATGTAGCCATCTCCAGGATTTCCTGTTGGATGAGTTGATTGTAATAAAGCTAAAGAAGAAAAAGTTCCTAGAATGTCAATTCCAGTTCCAGCTTGACCAGTTGCACCTGTGGCACCTGTGGCACCTGTTGGGCCCGTAGAGCCAGTTGCGCCTGTTGATCCTGTTGGACCAGCGACTGTACTGTTAGCACCAGTTGGCCCTGTGGCACCTGTTGGGCCTGTAGGGCCTGCAACTGTGCTGTTGGCACCTGTAGATCCAGTAGGACCTGTTGCACCTGTGGCACCTGTTGGTCCTGCAACTGTGCTGTTAGCACCAGTCGACCCTGTAGCACCTGTTGCTCCTGTAGGACCAGTAGGTCCTGTAGCTCCTGGGTTTGCTGTTAAGTAATCATCAATGTCTTGTGCAAGATAACCTAAGTCTCTAGGAATGTCAGGAGACATATCCAGTGTTGGATATCTGAAATTCTTAGGAGTTAAATTACTAGGCATTTTTAAATTATACCACTTTTAAGATTCTGAGCATCATGATAAAACGCAAGATTGTCATGCAGTCTTTGATCTTCACACAAAGAAACAGCTATTTCTCCATGCTTTGAAGCCTCTTCAAAGTCTCCTAGATTATAGTTTGCAAGGGCTAGTAGGTCATGGGGCTTCCATCCCCATGCTTCTGACTCACAAAAATATCCTAAATACTTTTCTTTTATATTTAAAGCAAGTTGTGAATATTCTTTTACTCTGTACCAATCTCCTAATTCATAAAAATGTTGAGCTAGGTCTACAAAAGGCTCTCTTCTTTCTGGGCATTCCTCAATAGCTTTTCTAAGCCAATACTCTTTATTATCTGGTTCACATTTAGCAATGTACCTAAGAGATTCACATCTTTCTGGCTTCCAATGGGCGGACTCTAAAGATAGGTGTCTTTTAAATTCAGCTGCCGACTCTTTATATCTAGCATAGAAAAACAACTCACGAGCATAATAATGTGCACATCTATCACTTAAGGGATCTTCTTTTGCAGCCATTTCTAAAAGAGCAAGGTACTGTCCTCTAGATTTATTATTGTCTGGAAAATGAGATATTTTTACATCAATCTTTTTTCTTACTTCTTCTATTCCGTAAAACGAAACAGATTCATGAATTGGAAACTTCCATCTATGTCCGTGTCTTGAATGCATTCTTAATGCGTCAAACTCTGTTCCTGATTGTCCCGCTTCATCTATATGAGTAGCAAGTGTATGTATCGGTCTAGTTACATTAGAGCCTTCTAATGACTCTAATTCTTTTCTCCAGCCTTCTGAGAGTATTTCGTCCATATCTAAAGATATACAATAATCAATATCGGAGGGAAGTAGGGCAAGAGCTGCATTACGAGCATCATCAAATCGCCATGGATTTATAGAAATAGTATGCACGTTAATACCAAGTGATTTAGCTATCTCTACCGTTTTGTCTGTAGATCCTGTATCTGCAATTAATAAATAGTCAGCATCTTTTGCAGATTCATACCAACGGTTAACGAACTGCTCTTCATTTAAAGCAATTGTATATACTGCTATTTTCATTAGTCTCCGACTTTTATTTAGCCAATTACGTTGATTACACCTGTCATAGGAGAATGGAATTGACAAATATAGTATAGCGTATTAGGTGCTGTTGCGTCAACAGTAAATGTAATTCCACCTACATCATCTCCGTTATTTGTAACTCCAGTGTTGTATTGGTTTGTAGTTCCAGTTGTCTGTGCTGTTTTAATCCAAAAAGGATGTCCAGAGGCATTGACTGTAAAGAAATATGTTTGACCTCTTACTAATGTCAGTGCTCTATTATCAAGCCCATCAATTGAATAAGCTCCAGATCCGCTATTTGTAACTTGGAAATTATCTACAATACTTAACCCAGCTGGACCTGTTGGGCCAGTTGGACCTCCCGCTGGTCCGTCTGCGCCTGTTGGGCCTGTGGCTCCAGTAATGCCAGCGCCAGTTGCGCCTGTGGCTCCTGTGGCACCTGTTGGGCCTGTTGTGCCTGTTGGGCCTGTTGGGCCTTGAATGCTTGATCCATTTGCCCCAGTTGCACCTGTTGGGCCAGTTACTCCAACTCCTGTTGCTCCTGTTGCGCCTGCTGTGCCAGTTGGGCCTGTTGGGCCTTGAATGCTTCCAACATTTGTCCAAGCTGAGCCTGTCCAAACATAAAGCTCTCCAGCAACTAAATACGCATCTCCTGTTTGTCCAGATGGTTGTGCTGCTTGCAACTGTGCAAATGTGGAGTAAGACCCAAGAATTGAAACTCCTGTTCCGTCTGCTCCAGCTATTCCTGTTGCACCTGTTGGTCCTGTGGACCCTGTTGGGCCTGTTGGGCCTGCTACTGTGCTGTTAGCGCCTGTTGCACCTGTTGGGCCTGTGGCTCCTGTATTTCCTTGAGCTAAAGTAAAGTTTAAAATAAGATCTGTTGTAGTTCCTGAATTTGTTACAGAAACAACACCAGTAGGCCCTGTTGAAGTTACCGTTCCTAAAGATATTGTAGTTGGTCCTGCTGGTCCCGTGGCGCCTGTTGGACCCTGCTTTAAAGTAAAATCAAGTACTGCAGAACCTAATGATCCCGAATTTGTAACTAAAGAATTTCCTGTTGGACCTGTGGTTGTAACTGTTCCAACTGCAACTGTAGGTGTTGCGCCTGTAGGTCCTGTTACTCCTGTTGGGCCTTGTTGTAAAACAAAGTCAAAAACTCCAACTGTATTGGTTCCTGAATTTGTTACTGATGGGGTTCCAGTTGGGCCTGTTGATGATGTTGTTCCTACTGAAATAGTAGCTGGTCCAGTTGCACCTGTAGGTCCCTGGAACTGTCCTGCATCAATCCAAACTGAGCCATCCCAAACATATAAATGTAAATCTGTTAGTACAATCCAAGCATCGCCAGATGTGTTGCTTCCGCTTGCAAGAGTTGGCAGTGAAGCAACATCTGCTTTTGTTCCTTTAATATTAATTGATCTTCCAGCTGTTCCTGTTGCCCCAGTAGCGCCTGTTGCGCCTCTTGCACCTGTTGCTCCTGTGTTTCCTGTAAAGCCTCTATAAGATCCTCCATTTTGCCATGCAACACCGTTATATATATAAATTTCTTGTGTTGCAAATACTATATAGGCAGCCCCTAGAATTGATGATTGTATAGGTGGTAAATCTCCTACTGTCTGAACAACTCCTTGAATCTGTATGCTTGTTCCATCCGCCCCTCTTGATCCTGTTGGACCTGTTGGACCTGTTATTCCTGTTGGGCCTGTTGGACCTGGTAAACCATTTGAACCAGAAGTACCACTTAATCCTGGTAGTCCAGCTACTGCAAAAACCCAATCAGAGTATGTACCTGTTCCATTTGTTCTGTCTACTGATACTGTTATGCTTACATTTTTTACAACCTGAGTAATAGTTCCTTCTACATATGTAGTTAGAGCAAGTGGATTAATTACACGAACACGTTGACCTGCTGTATATGCGCCACTATTATTTACAAAAAATACTTTTGCTCCAGTAGTAACTGCGTTTGTTGTTATAGAAACTACGTCAGAATATCCTGCACCAGAAGCACCAGTTGTACCGCCGCCTGAGCCTCCTCCTGAAAGTGTGCCAGAAAGATCTACGCCAGATATAGTTAATGAGTAGCAGTTTGGTGTTGTAGTAACTGCTGCAATTGATTCTCCAGCATTTAAAATTAATGAGTGCTCAAGCTTTAATGTTGTATTGTTTGGGACGTTTACATTTCCGTAAAGAGTGTATGGGTCTAAGCTTGACCTGTTAATGTTGTAAAGGTTGATAACCTGATCACCATTTTCTCCTAACAAGAAAATGCTAAATGGCAAGGTTGATCCGCTGAAGTTTGTTACAGTAAACTCTTTGATAATTATAGTTGATACAGCTGTATATATTTTAGCTGGAGATGCTGGAATTAATGAAGGTCCTGCAAATCTAATAGGAGCGTATGACATACTTTAAATCCCCCTTAGACTATAGACCACTTAGATATTAGATCTTTTTCAACAGTTTCTTGTTCTGCAAACTGCAAAGCTCTATCGTAAATTAAAAATTCTCCAATTTTAAAGTTTCCATAAGATGAAATATATCTTCCCAATGACTGCCCTGTCATTGAAGATAGGGATCCTCCAGATACTGCACGAGAAACCTCAACTCTATTTCTTCTAACGGTTCTTTGGTTATTTGATGAATCATAAACAATTGTGTAAATTTCTGTTGTTCCCGCTGCTGCTGCTGTTACAATAGAGCCTTGCTCATCATTGTAAAAACCAACTCTGTGAGTATTTGCAGTTAGGTTTCCAGCAAAGAGATTTGTTCTTGTTCCTGTAGCTGTTCCGCCAATGATGTATGTATTATTGTTTGCTGGCTTTGAAGCAACATAAAAAATTGTAAAAGATCTTCCTGCAATATACGCTAAGGTTTGATCTGAGAATGTCATGAAATCATCTGTACCATCAAACTGAAGTGCACCTAGTCCACCTAAACCTGTTGCTTGAAATAGTGGCTTATTTGCTTGGGTTGCCTGAACCATATGTCGACTTGCGCCTGACTTGTCGTTCCATGCTGAAACAAAGTTAGAGCCATCTCTAATTACTGTAGCTGGAAGTGAGGCATCTAAATGAAGTCTTAAGCCTAATGTTGTAAATCTAGCTCTACGAAAGTTTGAACGCTGATTAGGTAGCAATTAGTTTTCCTCTGTCCCACCATATACTACAGGCTTTTCAGGCCATGTAATTTCTGATATATTTGAATTTTCTTTTAGCAAGTTAAGTTTTTCTCTATACTTTACCCATGCTTGCTTGTCTTTTGCAGATAAGTCTGACTTTGTTTCAAGTCCTTCTGTAGAAATTAGTTCAAAATCAATATGAGCTAACAATATATCTTTTTGATCTTCTGCAGAAATTGACTCTACTCTTACATTGTAAACTTTGCCAGACTGTAGATATGGTTCGCATGGAACTAGTTTCTCTGTATTTGAATTGTATTCTAGGCTAGTAGTTACTGGGTACAAGTTATTATCTGTTAGGAAATCACCGTACTCTTCAGTTGAAGGAAACGATGTGTTTGGGAAAAGTATGGTTATATCACCAATACTCTTAATTTGATTGTTCTCAACTACTGCGTACATGTAATCCCCTTTTATTTTTTAAACGAATAGGTCAGCAAATGCATAACCACCAAAAACAGTTGTTCCACCGTCTCTAGTGTAGAAATTCAATAGTGTTGTATTTGTTGATAGTAGTGGTGCAATGTTTGCTGCTCCGCCACCGTCCCACTTAATATTTCCTGGCCATGTAATTGTGTATGATCCGCCAGCTTTAATCTCTAGTTGCCAGAAGGCACCTTTTGCTGTTGTTGGATAGTTATTAAATGAAACTGTTAAGTTTCCGTTTGCTATTACTTTGAATACGCCAGCTTCTGATAGGTTACATGCTACTGTTCCTCCAGCGTTCACTGTTCCTTTGTCTTGAAACTCGACTGGAATATTAAAGTATGTAAAACCTTGGCCATTGATTGGGGCCTGAAGGTATGTGTATGTCCACAAAGATGGTGTAACAGCTTGTGGGCTCATTGATACTGGCATTTTATTCTCCTTTTATTTCTTTAATTAAGCTTTTACCCAATAGGTAATTTTACAGATTCCTGAACCGCCTGTGTTTCCTCCGCCGCCTCCGCCGCCTGAACCAGAGTTTGGCATTGCGTCAGCTCTTTGTGTTCCTATATAATCTCCGTAACCATTTCCTCCGCCAGCAGATCCTCCGCCTCCAGTACCTCTAGCAGAACCGCCTCCGCCGCCTGCAAGTCCGTAAAGGCCTGGGCCTCCACGTCCACCTGCTGAACGTCTATCAGAATCGTTTGAGTTTGCCCATCCTGGTCCTCCACCTGAAGATCCTTCTGAAGAGTTTCTTGATCCGCCAAAATATCCAGAATATCCTCCTGAGTTAGGCTTTTCAACATGTGGGTATTCTCCTGCTCCGCCTGCGCCTCCGCCGCCTCCGCCGCCTCCCCATGAGTTCTGCCAGTTGCCTTGTCCGCCTCCGCCTGAGCCAATTCCTGTAATGTTATTTGCTCCTGGACCGCAGTTGCCAGATTGTCCATCACCTTGAGTTGAGCCTCCGCCGTATGCAACCATATAGAATGGTTGTCCCGAAGTTCCAAATGTTGAGTTTCCACCTTGTGCATTACATGTTCCACCATTTGCAATACCAACTGAGATTCCAGTTCCTGTAGGAATTGAAGAAACATCAAGCATTCTTTTTAGAAGTTGCCCTGCTCCCCCTCCACCGTGGTTTGTTGAACCATTTGAACATCCGCCGCCTCCGCCGCCTCCTACTAATGTTACTTCAATATTTGGTGCGCTATTTGCGGGCCGTACCCATGTTCCACCACTTAAAATTGTAACTTCATATGCGTTATAAAAACCTGAAAGATTTGCTGCAATTAACGGAATTGCAATAGATGTTGAAAGAGCTGTTGTTGAAGCTAAAATTTGAGCATCAAGTCCTGGTACGTATATCTGATTAATTGTTCCATATGTTGCCATTATGATATTACCTCAATTTCGTGAGCGCTATGTTCTACTTCATGCTCTGGTTTTGGTCTTACTGATTCTGGTGCCTTAAACTTATTGTCTTCTAATACCCACATAATTCCTGGTTGTGGGTTATAGTCTGTAATGTCAATCCGATCTAATCCTGAAAAATCTGGATGAGATTCAATAAAATCTTCTTCTGCAAGAATTACATTTCCTATAACGTTATCTACTAATAGTGCCCATACTCTTGACATTATTCTTGACCTCCCGCTAGTGTATCTGCTACTGGTTCTGTAAGAGGAACAAGGTGCTCTACAACAACATTTGAAATAGGTGGTACTGGCTTAGTCCAGACCTCTGTATCTTTATTGTATGTCCAGCCTGGTGCTGGCTTATCGTCGTAAGCCCAGTCTGTGTAATCAAAGTGTAAAAGATCTTTTAGGTCTTCATTTGCTTCAATTGCTTCAGGTCCTTCTAGGTTCAATATGTTATGTACTGTTCCATCTTCATTAATAAATATATAGTCTCTCATAGTTATGCCTTAACGTAGTATGTAATAATAGCTACGCCAGCACCTCCTTTAGCGCCAACTCCTGATTGATGGTTATTTCCGCCGCCTCCTGAGCCAGTTCCGTCTCTACCTTGACCACCAGAGTTGTCTACTGTTTGTGAGCCTCCAGCTCCGCCTCCACAGGATCCGCCTCCGCCTGCTCCGCCGCCTCCGCCGCCTCCGCCTGCAATTCCATATTGTCCATCGCCACCTTTTCCGCCAACGCCAATCCATGATGTCCAGCTGTGGTTTGATCCTACTCCACCTCCAGATGCTCCTGGTCCAAAACCAAATCCTCCAGCATATCCAGAACTACCAGTTCCGTTTGTCTGTGTTGTATTCTTGCCATTTTGTCCTGCAGATGATGATCCGCCGCCTCCGCCTGCTGCGCCATATTGCCAGTTTCCGCCTGCTCCGCCGCCTCCGCCTGAGCCTCCGCCATTTTGATTGCCCATTCCTTGGCCCATGCTTCCAGAGTTTCCATTGTTACCAGAACCGTAAGGATAGCCTCCGCCGCCTCCGCCGTATGCAATACAGTAGTACGCATTTCCATTTACACCAAATGAAGAGTTTGCTCCATTGTTTCCGTTTGAGTTTCCAGAAACTGCTGGACCACCGTTTCCAATAGTAATTGGAATAGTTCCTCCGACTGGAACTGAAGAAATGTCTAACCATCTTTCAATAAGTTGTCCTGCTCCGCCTCCACCAGATCCATTGTGTGACCAAGAGTGCCCAGATCCACCTGAACCTCCACCACCGACAAGAACAAGTTTAATAACTGGTCCTGTGTTTGCTGGACGTGTCCAGTTTGAAGAAGAATAAATTCTTGTTTCAAGAGGCATGTACATTGAGCTTACTCCACCTGCAGCAATTGCTTGAGCGGTAATACCAGTCTGTAGACCCTGTGTTACAGCAGCATTAATTGTTGTGGTTAGGCCTGGTAAATAAATTGATGACGTGGTGTTGGAAACTTGTGACATTTTATTACTCCTTTAAATTATGATGATGTTATTTTTACGCCTGAAATAAACATCGTCACTGCGTTGTTATTTGAAGCTTTAACTAGAATACTTTCAGCTGTATTAAGAACTTGCTTAATGTCCAAAGTCATAAATGTCTGTGGTGGAAGACTTAGCTGGTAAGCCAAGAATGTTCCTGCCATCTTAACATCAAATGTTTGAGCAGCAAGTGTGATGTTTTGTACTGTAATTGATGTAATTACATCTGTTTCTGCTGCTGGAACTGTCCAAACTCCTACTTCGGCATTTGTAAGTGTTCCTGCATAAAAACGTGCTGGTAAGCTAACTGTTGTTGGCATTTTATATTACTCCCATATTCTGATATATTGTAAAGTTATTTAATTCATTTGCAACAGCCGCTACCTGTGTTGCTCCTGCTGCAGCCACTGCGGCTACCTGTGTACTTCCTGCAGCTGACACTGTTGTTACAGCACCAGTTACAGCATTAGAGATGTCATTAAGTTTTGTATTTGTAGCTGCCAATACGTCGTTGACTCCCAAAAGATTTCCCATTGATTCAATAGCTTTTGCTAAATAAACCAATTCTTGTGCGCCCAGGTTTGATCCACTAAGGGCTGCTACCTTAGTCTTAAATAGATCTACTTGAGCCGTTAAACTTGCATAATCTGGCATTATTGATCACCTCTTTGTATAGTATAGCATAATGACATTATAAAGTGGGCTCCGTAGGATACACAATATTATAGTCTGTTACGGTTTCTGGAAGATCTCTGAGGGCTTGTCTATAGACTCTCCACTCTTCTTTCTTCTCATCAGACAAATTAGATGTTTCCACCCAGTCTGATAATTTTAATAGGTTGCCTCTTTTGGTTCTAGCAACTTGCAGTGCTCCGCTTAAATTAATTCCCGCCTGCCAATCGGCATGCTCTTCGTCTGTCATTAATCTAGGCGATCCGTTATTATAAACTAAATGTCTTTCTCCAGTAAATGTCTCATCTACCTCAAACCACTCTGAACCATCTTCTGTGTTATCAGTTGGAAACTCATGCCATGTTCTAGTCTCAACTTGAATATCATATTGAGGGCTAAATCTTGCATATTTTTTAAATTCGTCCATTATCTATCTCCATATACTGTTGCAGCATAATTCCAAATTTTATGGGAATCAATTGTTGATGTGTAGTTACCATTATTTACTTCGTTATACATTAATGCTGCCTGTGTCAATCTAATGTCAGGCTGAATAAAGTTGTTTGATCCTGTAAATGTGCTTTGCAGGTTATAGAACGCATTGTTCTCATTCCAGTGGTACTGATTACCAGTATCTGTCCAATATGTAAATGTGTTACACAATAGAACTACACAAGATTCTCCAGCATTTAAAGTAAATGAGCCAGACATTCCTGAGTTAGACGTATTAGTTCCTGTTAGGGTTGCAAGGTTTGTCCATGACATACCGTTTGCATTTGCGTAATTCTTACCTGAAGAATAGGTTGGTCTTCCGACTTGAAGTCCCGCTCCGTCGTATCCACTGCACCAGTAGGTTCCAACTAGGCCCCAAACTGAAACAGTCTGGTTTGTTGGGCCGAAGTTACGAATAAACATTACACGAGAGCCAAATGGACCGTAGCATGTAGTTCTAGGCCATGTGTGCATACGTGAGTTTGATGTTCCGCACATATTATTTGTTGCATAGTCTAGGCGCTTATAAGCAGCTGACCAATAAGATTTTCTGTTTTCGTTCATATTTCTATATCCGCCTAATGCATGCCAGAATGCTCTTTCGGCATCCCATGGCTGTGTGCCAGTTAGATATGTATAAAAGTTAGTCCAGTCGTCTGAGTTATCCCATGAGTAGTTGTTAAACATTGCATTTCCACGCATATTAACCGAATAGATAGATGGAATAGAATATGGTCTTCTTGATCCGTCTGTTACTTCTGGGAGAACTGAGCTAAGACCACTTTGAATTCCTAGGGATGCTGCAGTAATTCCTAATTGTGCTACAGATACTCCTGTTATTGGACCGTTTAAAGCTGAAAAAAGTGCCATTATGTTAATACCCATCCTCTCGTTGCATTAACGTAAACTAAAGTCATAGATGCTGAGTTAACGTTTACTATAAGATCTTCTGCAAGACCTTCAATCTTTTCTGTGTTTCTTGAAACCGTAAAGTTTGTTGTTGCTGCTGTGCCTGTTGCATCTTTAATTTGAACTGTATATCCCAATGTTGGGCCGAAAGGAAGAGTTACTGTTATTCCACCTTGATTTACAAATATTCTTTCATTATTTAACGCTGTGGTATTTGTTGTAGCGATCCGCCATGAAAGAGGTACTGTAGATAAAGATGTCTGAAGAGCAGATACTGTAGATTGAAGTGTTGTATATTGAACTGAATTTGTATTAACAAATCCTTCAATATTTGTTGTTCTTCCTTGTAGATCTACGATGTCTGCTTCTGCATCTGTTAATCTTGTTCCATTTGTGCCAGTATTAAAGGCTGTTATGGCTGAATCTTTTGCGGTATTAATTACTGCTATTGCGTCTGTAGTAGCATTGTTAATATCTGCAACACCTAGGGTGTTGCCCATCTGATTTAATGCCGCTCCGACAAGCTGCAGCTCATTTGCATTTAACGGATCATTAGCATTAGTCATTAAAGCAGTTGCTGCTGTTTTAAACTGATTAATCTGTGATGTTAATGTTGAGTAATCTGGCATTTTTTAGGCCTGCGCTTCCGTCCATGCAAGAACTGCTGAAATGTTGGCCGCTGAAGAACCAAGATTTGTAGCAACAATTGTAAGGATGTCTGGGGCATTTGGGAAACCTGGTGTAGCAACGCTACCGTCTCCATTTAGAATAGAGTTTCCTAGGTCTCTTGCCTTTGTAAGATCGATACGTGTTACAGAGTAGTTTGTACCTCCGCCGTTATCTGTGTAGAAAGCAAATACACGGTCTCCTCCAGAAACTGTATTGGTAGGAGAAAGAACTGGTGATCCAGGGACTCCAGTTCCGTCGTGATAAATAATTTGTGCAAGGGATCCTGATCCCACCCTATCGGTTGCCCATGCATTTGGAATATTTACACCGTTTAGAGATTGTGCATTTAGAATTCCTTCAACAAGGAACTGTCCTTGTGCAAGAATGTTAACGCTGTATAACTTTAACTGCATGTTGTTTGACAATTCACGAAGTCCAAAGTTACGTCCAGTACCGTTATCGGCAGATGGCGCAACTCTAAGTGAAATTAGAGGACGTGCCTGCTGTGTTGCTCCAAACGTCTGTGTTACAGCTCCATTTGGGTTAACCGCAGATGAAGTTTCATCTGGCTGTGCAACAGCATATGAAATTGTATTTGAAGTAACGTTATTTACTAAAAACGTTCCATTGTAATAGCTTGAAGTTACAGCGGTTGGGCTAGTAAATGATGACACTGCCTGGAATGGAATATTGCTGGAAGATCTAGCAAACAAGAATGTTGTAGATGTAACTCCAGTAATTGTCCATGTACCATTAAATACGTTATCAACTCCAGTGACCACTACTGTCTGTCCAACTCTGTGTCTGTGGGCAACAGATGTTGTAAGGCTTGCTTGGTTATTGGTTAGCTGCTTGTATGTAATTACAGATACATCATTTACACCTGAAACTACTGCGTTGTAACCAGCAAGTAATGAGTGGGGAGCTGAAGTTGTAATTGTTGCAACTCCTGATGTTCTTACTCTAGAAACAATAGTTGCTGAAACGGATCCAGAACCACCGACCTGTAAGTAGCGCTGCATACCAGCTGTAAAGATAAAGGAAGCATCATCATCAAAGCCTCCATCCATAATTACTGAAGATCCCCAGTGGCTCATAACTGGAGCACATTCTTGAGAAATAACTTGAACTGAAACTTGTGCAGATCCTGATCCTCCAGGAATAGTTGAGTCTGGTCTAAAAGTTGCTGCGATATAAGTTCCATTAAGGCTATAAGCTGATCCTGCATAATATGTAACATAAGGCTGTCTACGAATAAGATTCATAGCGTATCCCTTTGCAGTATTATTGTATGCACCAATTGATGTATATCGTGCAATTTCACAATAATTTTCATCTTGAATTCTAATAAATCCACTTGCTGGCCAGTAGTCTACATTATCAATATACATTACTGTGTCTTGTGGAAGAAGATTGGATCCTCTTACTGCCGTTCCTCCTGCAACTAGCTTTGAAAACTTTGTTGGTTCGTTAATTGCTTCATATCTAGCTGGTAGGTTACCAGATCTTTGATATGCGGCAAGGTTATTATTGTTATTAGAAATTTCATGACACCAGGTAATTTTTCCGCCTTGGCCTCTAAATCCATATCTAATTGTTCCTGCTCCGTACCAGGAGTAGTCAATATATGTCATTTGCATTTTTGATGGATCAAATACGTGTCCTGATGGACCGCTTCCATCAAACTTGTCTAGGTTCCACTCCGACTGCTTAATTTTAATAATTTGAGTCTTGCGAACCTTAACGCTTGTTTGGCTTGCTCCACGATAGGCGGGAGCAATTGTCAAAGAAGAATCTGAAGCAATTTGAAGAACTCTGTAAGACTGTCCACGGATTACAATTTTATCTCCTGAAACTAATTGCTTTCTAAAGATTGTTCCGCTTCCTGTTACTGTTGAGTTAAACTTAGTTACAGAAACATTTCCTCTAAGTACCTGTGTTGACCATTGACGACAAGCAAATATACCTTGTCCATCATATTCAAAAAAGAATCCATCTTGTTCTGAATAAAGGCCAGCTCTTGTTGATGCACCCTTCCAAATATAAGCTGTACAAAATACATTTACTCCGCCTGGGATTTGATCAATTGCTGATAATGTTTGTGTAAATACAACATTGTATTTAAATGTTGTAGCATCAATAATTGATGTTACAAGATGAATTCCGTTAAATGGATTATAGGAACCAGAAGTTTCTGTTCCTTCAATTTTAACGTATGCTCCTGGCTGTAAGTTATGAGAATTAAGTGTAGTTACAGTGATGTCTTGTGATCCTGGAACTAGTCCTGCAGATGCTAAATATTCTACCTGGAATGTAGGTGTAAACTTTGTTCCTGTTGAGAACTGAATTGACTTACCAGACTGGTATCTAAAGTATCTACGTGTTTGACGCATTGTTTGTGTACCGCACACATTGTTTCCTGTAGACATAATAACTCCACCGTCATGTGGTCTATGGTTTACATATCCTTCAGGCTTTGCATAAAATCCTTGATCAAGTGTGTTAATTGGATTATTAATTTGTCCATTTGCCATAAATGACATTGAGTTTGGTGTGTCTACAGTGTCAATAAAGAAGCTTCCAAAGAAGTTGCTTCCTTCTTTTTGTGTAACAAGAATTGGTGTTCCTGGAAGAAGTCCGTGTGGCTTTGGTGAAACTACTGTAATTCTTGAAGGTGTAGCCTGATCTGATACTGCAGAAAATGTTCCAAGCTGTCCTACAACTCCGCCCATAATATGTGCGTTATCAAAAATTCCTCCGCCGTAAATTGATGTCAGTGTTCCATCTTGAATAGGACCATTTACAACACCTTTTGCTGTATATGTAAATGTTGTTGCTCCAGTTGGGAAGCATAGGAATGTTCCATCCGCATTATCTGAAGTTGTTTCTTGAACTGATATAACATCTCCTGAGCTTAATCCGTGTGGTGAATTACATGTAACAGTTATTGTAGATAATGGAGCAACTCCATTTCCTTGAATTAGCTGTATATCAATTGCGTTTCCACCAGTGGATCTTCCAAAGAATCCTGGATAGTTTTGAATCATTGTAAGTGTTTCCCACTTAGAGTTCTGAATACCATACTCAAAGTCAGTATCAATAAGGGATACTGGGTTTGCTGTACGAAGCTTTCCTACCGCATCTACCAAATAGTCTGCTGGCTCAAATGCTTCATTTTCTGTATCATAAACAATTTGCCAATCATCTGTAGGCAACATTGTAGATGTGTTGTACTTTAATACTAATATTGTTTTTCCGTGAGCAGCATCATGATATGGGTCTGAAGCAGGAGTAGAAAATGAGTGACTATATAATCCTAGGGCAGGATCAGCAAAATTGTAAACAATCTTGTTAGCTGTTGTATTTGTAATTAACAGTAATTTTTCTCTGCGAATTAGCTTAGGAATAGTTAATGTTCCTGTGCCTGGTACAAAATCAATATCTGTTAAACTTAAAATTTTTCTTGCCATAGTTGTTTTCTCCTAGAATATCATGCTTGTTGCTAAAAGTGTTGCATTTTGCTGGGTCATATTTGTTAAGAACTCGTACTTTGGATAGTATACACCAAGATTGAGTATCTGGTCTGCTTTCCAACTGTCTAGCTCTGTTATTACATTTTGTACTGCTGTTTCTCCCGCTGGTCCTGTTGCACCTTGGGGTCCTGTAATACCTTGTGCGCCTGCTGCTCCTACTGGTCCCTTTAAGTTTCCTTGAAGAACCCATGTAGTGTTTGAAGAGTTATATTGAAAATAATCTCCAGTTGTTGTATTTAAATATGTGTCTAATCCTAGCTTGCTTGCTGGGTTTGATCCTGTTGGATTAGCGATTCCTGTAAATGTATAAGAACCTCTTTGTCCCGCCACACCTTGTGATCCTGCAGCACCTGCTGCGCCAGTTGGTCCTGCTGGAATTTGAAAATTAAATATTGCAGCTGATGATGTTCCACCATTTACAATTGATGCTGCTGTTCCTGCTGCAACAGTTGTAACTGTTCCTACAGAAATAGTTGCCGCAGAACCTGTAGGTCCTGTTGCACCTTGGGGTCCTGGTCTTGAACCAGCGACGGTGACCCATGAGGTACCGTTCCATCTTTTTAGTGACATTTTATGACCCTCCTATCCTAAATTATACCAGAATGGCTATTCAAAGCCCATCCAAGCTAAAGCTTTTAAATCTTCAAACACTGTTGAATTTGAAGAAATAATATTATTTATATTAGATGCGGTTACTATTGCTAGCCACTGTCCTTGGCTTCTTACGTACGCCAGTCCAGTTGAAGCGTCTGAGGCAACAAAACCATTTGGTGCATTTTGTGGAAAGTTTGCAACTGTTGCATAATTTGTAAAAGTTAATTGATCATAATAGCTTGGGCTTTCGTTTTCATTTATATCTACCCATAGCTGTACGTTATTTGGATTAGGAGCCGTTGCTCCAAACTCTACAATTGCACCATCAAATTCATCTGTATCTATCCAAAGCTCTCCTGGGTATGAAGGTGTCCCTGGTTCGTCTGCGCTATAAATTAATTCTTGAATTGGTTCAACATTGTCTACCCAGAATTCATATTGTTCTGGATCTGGAGCAACACCGCCTGTATAAAATTGATTAAAAGGAGTATCAATATCATCAACATCAATCCACAAATCTCCAGTTTGTGTTGCTCCTGCTGGGGGTGCAACTAGTCCAACAAAGAAAACAGATGGAGCTGCGGTGTTGTCTGTAGGTGTAAGAGAAAGTCCTCCTCCACCTCCTCCAACCTGAATATCATCCCAAAGTAAACCAGTCCACACCTTTAGTTTGTCTAAAGGAAGGTTGTAATAAATTTGTCCGTGTACTGGATTTTGTGGAGGGAACTCTAGTCCAACAATTACACCATTGGTAAATGTATTTTTAGATGTCCAGGTGTTTGTTGTTGATAAAGAAAGATCTGTTGATACGTACTCCCAAGTTGAAGATAGGGCATTCCAAACTTTTAATGATCTAGTGCTGCCGCTTCTGTATTCATCAGTATCAAACCAGAAAGCTCCGTCTGCTGGTGATGCTGGAGCAGAAGCAGACATAATGGCTTTTGATGGCGGAATAATAGTTTCTAAAATAAGCTTATTTGTATCATCGTCATATGTTGCTGTAATATTAGGATTTAATCCATGCGTAAATAAAGGAGCAATATAGTCTTGAGCCTGCTCTTGAGTTAACTGAGCGGTTACTGCCAAATTAATCCGATTTGCAACATCGTCATATGTAGCGGTTACATTTGTATGGCCAGCGTGTGCGAATAGGCTAGAAACTGAGTCTTGTGCGGCTTCAGTAAACCCTGGAAGATCTTTAGTGGTTATTTCAAAATTTAATTTTCCTGTTGGATCATCATATGTAATACCTAGTCCTGTAGAGTAAACGTTTCCTGAGACCATTCCTGCAACAACATCTTGAACAACTTCTGTTGTGTTTGCTAGTGCTAGGTAGGTGCTTGCTGCAGTAGTTATATTAAGTTTAGTTGCAAGGGCTGTTGTTATCGTTGTTGCAAAATTTGCATCGTCGCCTATCGCTGCAGCAATTTCATTTAATGTATTTAGCACTCCTGGTGCTGCATCTATAAGGTTAGATATTGCTGTATCTACATAGGATCTGTCAGCTATAACAGATGTATCAACCTGAATAGTAATTACATTTGTTGTATCGTTAAATGTTTTTGAAATACCATTTCCAGCTGTGAGTGCTTGAGCTACTGCAGTTACTACTTCATCGTCATCGTAGGTTGCCGTCAAGCTTAAAATATTTGTAGTGTCATTATAAGACACAGTAATTCCAGTGTGAGTACCGCCCAATATTGAGGCAGCTGCTAGGTCTTTAATTTCGTTTGGGTCTTGAAAATTTATTTCTAGCTGTCTAACCTTATAGTCAAGAGAAGATGGGTCGGTTGAGTTATCAACACCAACTTTATTCTCAAGAGCTTCTATGGCATCGTTTGCATTTGCATGTTGGGAGGCGTGAGATACTAGAGACGTTGAGTCTGTAGGTTGTGGATTAATTAGTTGGTCTTTTGATGCTGGAAATGTAGTTGCCATTAGTGTTCACCTCTTACACAATTATACATCATAAGCATCTAAAGGTATGGGCTATAAAAACCTTGATCTTCCCTGAAGTTTGCCTGAAGGATTGATATGGTCTTTATGGGTTCTGTCATTGTATGAAAACATCGTTACCGCAGAATACTTTGTCCCCGATTTTACTGGCAAAGCTGCATGGGAATAAAGAAAGTTAGACGGGAATAGAACAATGTCTCCGTACTCTGGCTTGTATGTGTATTCAAAATGAGGGAACATTAGTTCTCCACCCTCATAGTCATCATTCAAGTACATTACTGTAGAAACGTCACAATGATAGGTTGGGCCACTATCTGGATGAACTTGAAAATGCTGGCCTGGCCCGTATTTTACAAAGTTAATAGCTTCCATGTAGCCTAGGGGATTCATTCTAAAAGTCTCAACGTAATGATCTAGACATTCGTTTAATTTTTCTGTTATTTGATCATGAATAGCAGCTACTTCATCTGCTTTTGGATCACCAGCTTTTAGCGCATCTCTTCTTACTTTAAAGTCAACACAATCCCTATAGTCTTTTATTTTTTGGAAGTCTCCTACAAGCGCTTCTGACCATTTAAAGAATACGCTTTTACCATCGCCCAGAGCGTTTTCTATTTTTTGTGGGATTCCCATAGATTCTGGTAAAGCATTTCTATATATATAAATACCTTTTGCTGGGTTTTCGATTATCATCTTTATCCTTTTATAGTATTGGTATCCACGTATGCGGGTACTGTTTTTCTATCATCGATAGTGGGGCTATGTTAAAAAGTATTCCTTTTATTTGACTAGAGTACTTTATCTTATTGCCTGCTTCTGATATTATTATATCACCTGGGGAAATCTTTTTCAATACCCCCGATATCTCTATTTCTTTTAATTCTGTATCAAGTGACATTATTCCAAAAAGTGCTGGTTTAGACATCCCGCCTGTATCATACCAACAAGAAGTATCTATCCCCTCTATCAGGCTTGAAGATAAAAAATACTTATTTTTATCAAAATCAAGATCATGCTCTTTGCATGCTATTTTAATTAAAGACACTAGATATATAAGAAGGCCATGTATTTTTTCATCATAAATAAAAAAAACATTTTTATTATTATCAGAGTATATGGGAACTTCTATTTTTGTTTCTTCTGGGAACCTGTAGACAATATTTTTTTTATTAAATTCTTTATTTATTTTTTCATAAATCCCTTTGTGATCAAAATTTCCTAAAGTAATTTTAATCTCTCTATTAAGCCTATACAAAACATTTTGATTTTTATTTTGCTTAATCATACTACAGAAACTCTTTTTCTTAGAACCCTCTGAGCCTCTCTTGGAATCTTTAGCCATGGGTGGTCTGGATCTACCCAGTGAAGTAGCATGATTCCAACCTTGTTAAACTCTGGATCTGGGAAAGGGCCCTTCCAATGCTTTTGATCATTTGCTAAAAATAATACTGCTTCATTTTCATCAAAGCTGTATTCATTTCCTTCTATAAATAGCCCCCATGGAGTTTTTTGATATAGACCTAGATCTACTGTGTATGTACATGGGCCAATATCTAGGTGTTCATCTAGCTGCGCCGCTCCGCTAGAATATTCTGAAAAAACTGCATACGTTGGAAGAATGTCTGGCTTACCAAAATGATGTCTTGCAAAGTCTGTAAGCTTATTTAAACATTCAAGAATTACGGAGTCGTCAAAAGAGTCCATTCTTTTGCTTCCATAATAGTCGTAAGGTATGCTTCTTAATTGTGGATGATTTTCAAAATAATTCTTAATGTATTCAAAAAATGGTTCTTCAAATACATTAGATACTACTTTAGGATCAAACTTTTTCATTATAGGCTATTGCTAGGATAAAATCGTTGTCTTCGGAATTTGTTACAACGTATTTATATTCGGGCGATGATGAAAGAATTATACAAGACCCCTCTTCTGGATGAATTGTAGTTTCTTTATCTTTAAAGCTAATAGATCCAGACATGTTAGTGTTTTTTAATACATATATTACACTTACAGTGTCTTTTGTAAACTCATTAGTAAAGCTTTGTAAATATTCAGCATCCTTGCCTATTTTTATAAAATCATTTTCGTGTAGCCATTTATAATTAATATTTTTTTCTTTTGCAAACTCCATTAAATTTGTTACGTTTGAAGACTGTAAATGTCTATTTAGCACAGCAAAGTTATTAATGTCCAGTGACGTTTTTATGCCTTCCATATACGAGCCAATTCTTTCTTCCCATACAACCTCATTTGGATTATTTAAAATTGCAAGCAGATCTTCTCTTTCATTAAATTGGCTTGAATAAATACAAGCGTCAAAAATTCTATTTAATAAATTACTCATTTACTCCTCCTATTCTTTGATTATACCAAATATGCGGATAAACTGCATCTCTTTCTGGCTCAGTATTATATACTGAAACAGCAGATTCTGGTACGTTTGCTTCTATTCTTTCATTTAAAATATTTTTTGTTTTTATATAAGCTTTTTCTATAAATGGGGCTCTATCTTTACTTCCGTCAACTATAAATCCTTTTAAATAAGAGTAAAAAATTCTTCTTAGTAGCAGTGCTGATATACCAACAAAGCCGTTCCGTCTTAATTTTGGTGAAACGTAGACTTTTTCTGCCAAGCCGTCTAAATAAAAAGTATTATACATATCTGGATAAGAGTTTAAAATAAAATCAGAAACTATTACCGTCCCAGAAGGGTGTTGGTCGTTAAAATAAAATGTAGAAAGATAACTTATTTTCCCATTATTAATTGGTGTTATATGAGCCCAGGCTCCGTTAAACTCGTCGGGGAATTTTGAAAAAATTGGGATAGATTTATTATCTACAGAGTCAAAGCCAATAACATTAAATTGCTGTTGAGTCATGGGTTAATATCTTTTCTGTAAAGAACATATCGTATGGCTCACAGTTAATGGAAACAACCTCATGAACAATTGGAACAGATTCTAGGGTTGTTATTTCTTCCCACGTCTGATCAGCATAAGAGTATACAAGGTCTGTATTTAAAACATCTACTGAAGATACAAACTTTGCAACACCGTCTCTTTTAATTAGAATATAGTGGTAGTTTGAAAAAATATCACTGTTAATAACTACTGCGCCATCTGACATTTTTTTATTTATAGAAACGATTGTAGTCTCTGTAATATTTATATTTGGATTTGTATCTGACCATGCGAGTGCAATCTGAGTTGAGTTTTCCTGTGGAGAATTTATAAAACCTTCTATATCTGCTGATAATAGAATGTCTCCTACTTGTAAATCGTCTGCTTTAACAAGGCCATTTGGAGTTCTTACTAATGTTGAAACACCAACACTTTTAAAAGAAGGAGGTCCAAAAAATAATGGAGTAGACCAAAAGATAGGTGGTGCTGGAGTAAATTGTGGACCTGGATTAAATATTGGATTTGGATTAAATATTGGACCTGGATTAAACACTGGACCTGGATTAAATCCTGGATTTGGATTATATGAAATACTAAACTCTGGAATAAGTGGAACTCTTCCGTTATAGATCTGAATAGTTCTGCTTCCTGATCCGCTTAAAGAAAATGTTATTTGGTTTGAACTTGGGGTCCAGCTTCCAATGTTGCTTCCGTTTACAGCAATGTTTGTAGGAAAAGTATTAAATGTTCCATTGATTGTTACTGTAGATCCATTCCAACTTGAGCTAGATACAGATGAATTCTGTGGTGGGCTAGGAACAAAAGAAGGACCAAATGAAGGTGGGGCAACATAATTATAATAATTAAAATCAATTGATGTACCAATTGGCACAATAGTATCTGCTGGAGTTCCTTGAGACAATACAGTTAAATTTAATGCAGATGTTGATGTAGCAGTTGATGTTTGATTATAATTTAAACCTTTTGCAGCAAGTGCAGATTCAGCTTGAGCCTTACTTAAATTAACTAGTGACGGAACGCTAACTTTTCTTCTGCCAAATCGGCCAAAAAATCTTCTAAGCATTTTTTATTATACTGCTAGGTCACCCAATACGACCCAGCTGTTACTACCTCTCTTTAATACCGATGCGCTTGACCACTGTGTTCTAAGCTTGAGACCTGGTGTAGAATTTGGTGTAAATCCTGTTCCAGCTATAGTAACCTGTGAGGTTCCTGTTTGTAAAATTTCTATTGATGTGCCTATTGGAAAATTATACACTGCGTCAGAAGGTATTGTCAAGGTTCCGCCGCCTGACATTTCTACAAGCTTACCTGTGTCTGTAGATTGCAAGGTATAATTTCCACTTTGTGAATTAAATTCAATAATTTCATTTATTTTAGTATCTAAAGCTGTTTGAGTTAAAGTTGAGATTGGCTTATTTGCATCTGAAGTATTATCGACATTTCCAAGACCAACGTGGGCTTTTGTAACACCACCTACAGTTCCTGTAAAAGTTGGTGATGCTATAGGGGCATATGTTGTTGCTGCTAGGGAAGAGTCTAGCTTGTTTCCTATTGTTGTTGTTATGCTTGTAGCAAAATTAGGATCGTCTGCAAATGCTGCTGCAATCTCATTTAATGTATCTAGGGTTCCAGGGGCTGAATCTACAAGATTAGATATTGCAGTTGAAATTGCTGTATTTCTATTTGTTACTTCTGTAGAAATTGCTGAAGACAGCTCTGTGTCTCTTGTAATTGTGGCTGGAATTTCAGAATCTGGGATTTTGCCATTTTCATCAAGAGTGGCAACTCCGTCTGCGTTTCCATATTGACTTAGTGGAATGTATGTCTGTGCAGCAGTTCCGCTTAAAGAAGAAACAGCTGTATCTACATATGTTTTATTTGCAATAGTGCTATCTACAGATAATGTTAGCTTTCCAGCAACTGAGTCAAAAGATTTATCTAAGCCAGTTCCGTCCAATACTGTATCGGCAATATTTGCTTGAGTTAAACTTAAGAGTTCTGAAGGGGCTATACTAAAAAATGGAAGAGCTCCCCACAAAGAAGATCCATTTCCAACTTTTATTTTACCTAGAGTTGTATCTAATGCAATTTCTCCAGCTGCAAGAACATTTGTAGATGCATTCCATTGAGCTGTAGTACCTCTTCTAATTCTTATACTAACTGCCATTATGGTGCTCCTCCGTCGACTATGTTAAGCTCTGTTTGACCACTTAGCTGTGGTGTTCCGCCATCTACAAAAGTTGCGGCAGTTGTAACTGCTTGAACCGAATAAATTTCTCCATCATATGTGTGCTCATGAATAAGCAAGCCAGTTTCTGTGCTTCCACCGATTGGCTTCCACTCTGTTCCTGTGTATACACGAAGTTCCTGAGCAGAACTGTTAAAATAAATATCTCCAGCTCTTGCTACTGACGGGTCAGAAGATAATTCTGTTGTATTTAATGGAACTAATCTTTTAACTGACATTCAGTGTCTCCTTAACCAGTAATTACGACTCTGTATGCTCCACTTGCAGGGGCTGATGCAAATTTTAATGTAACTGTATTTGATGATGTACGCTCAACATCTGTTTCAACAAGAGCCTTAGATCCTGATGTTTCAAAAACTTGAACAGTAACGTCATCTGATCCCAAATTATGTGTAACAACTAAAGCTGTTAATGTATCTGGATTTGCAAGATCTACTGCATACTTGCGAGCAATTGCATGGTAGTTTGTACCATTATTTGTGAGTGTCCAGTTGTCGCTTGTTTCATTCCACAGAATTTCAACATCTGCACCATCTCCACGCTCTACACGAATTCCAGCATCTGCTAAAGGAATTCCAATAAAGTCGGTATTTAAATTAATCTTATTATCAACAATATTTACTTGAGTAGTATTTACTGAGTTAATTGTTCCTGTTACGTTTAGGTCTCCGCCAACATTTAAATCATTAGTAATTGTTACATTATCTGGAAGACCGATTGTTACTGTTGTGCCTTCACCTGATGTAGGGCTTACTGTTACTTCATTAGCTGTTCCCTGAATGTTTGCTACATAGTCGCCTGTTGTATCTGAACCTAAAGCTACAGAGTTTGGTGCAACTGTAGTTGTGATTGTTACATCACCAAGATTTGTTATTGTTCCTGTACCAGTTACATCTCCTGAAAGAGTAATTGTAGGATCTGCTACGTTAAAGTCTAATTTTCCATTTACATCGTCATATGTTACTGAAATTCCAGACTCTGTATTAGAGTCAACCATTCCTCCGACAATGTCTTGTACACGCTCAGCGTTTAATGTTACTGCGCCTGACGCTACCGTAAAGTCTGTTGAATCAAAACTTGCAACACCCTTATTTGTTGAGGTTGCGTCTTCTGCTGATACCGTAATTGTGTTATTTGTTACAGCTACGTCAATTCCTTCTCCGCCTGCAACTGTTAATGTATCAGTTAAAAGATTAACTGTATCTGTTCCAGTGTCTCCAGCTATCGAAAGGTTTGTTGCTACGTTTGCTGTTCCTGCTGCAGTTAAGCGTCCTTGTGCATCTACTGTAAATGTAGGAATTGCTGTTGCTGATCCGTATGATCCAGGTGTTACAGCTGTATCATTAAGCTTTAATGTTGTTGTGCCCGCTGTGTCGTCATATGTTGCTGTTAACGCTGTTCCAGCTACTACCGAAGAGCCAATTACATCTTGAATAACCTCTGTGGATCCAGACATCGGCATCCATGGGCCATTTGGTGATGTGAGTCCATTGTAATAATACATTGTATTATTAGATGTGTCATAGTAAATCTGTCCAGATACTGGGTTGGATGGAGCAGCACCTAAGTTTTGGATTCTAGCATTTAGTAACTCATTTTTATTGAGATCTAAACTAACTAAGAATTTTTTTGCCATTTTCTTTCTCCTTTACGACAGATGCGCTGTCCCTGAAAATGGTTGGGCCATCGTCAGTGTTAATCTATTAAGACTATTATAATCTATTCCTGTTTCCAATACGTCGCCTGCGCTAGATATTACGGTTACATTGGGACCAAATCCTAAATTATGATTTATTACCACAGAATATACCCCATCTACTGGGCCTTGAACCTGAGACATTTCCCAGGAGTAAACAAAAGCGATATCGTCTTTGGTAGCAAGATCAATCTTGTTGGCCCCGCTCCAAGTGGTGATTGATAGCTTTGGTCCGTAAAATTCATTTGTTGTTGTATTGAAGTAAAAGTCTCCTTCAATTCCAACGCTGTCTAGTGGGGCAGATGGTCCACTAAGTATAGATTTTCCTCTAGGTCCTTGAGGGCCTGGAGATGAAAGAACAACCTTGTTTATCTGTTCCGTAATCTTTACAATATTTTCTGCCATTAGATGGTTACCGATCTACTTAGAGTTAAAAAGCCCTCAACAAGTTTTGTTTTTGTATTATTGCTATCTGTAATCATTATGTCGTAGGAAGATTTTGGGTGAAATAGTTTGCTTGTTTGAGCAGGTGTCATTGTGCATGTAACTCTGCCAAGTGGTCCGTTAATTGTAATTCCGCCAGCTGGTGAAGTCAAAGTAAATGATAATTTAGATCCGCCCTTTGTATCTCTAACCTGCATTTTTGCGGTAGCTCCAGAAAGGTTTATGGGCAAGTCATTGTTATCGGTATAGTCAATAACAAATGAAAAAGTAGTATTTTGATCAACTTCAAAGTTTTTTTGCGCTGCCACGGTTACCCCTAATTAGAAAAGCCCTTATGGATATTTTACCATAAGGGCACTCCTAATCTATATTAAATTTTTACTTCTTTGTAAACCCAAATGAGCTTTCGTTTGGATTAAGTGCCTTCAAAATAACTGGCAGACATGCTGCGATTCCGCCCTTGAGTAAGTCTCCTGGGTCAGTGTTACCAGTCATGTAAAGAGCAATGGCTGCACCCAAAAAGTGACGACCATAGCTTGCCAACGCTGCTAGAATTTTCTCTTGCATAGTTACCTTTCCATCATTGTTTAGATCTTGTTTCATTAGATCCTCCTATTTCTGGGCGTTGTGCCCAGGAATTTGGGTTTTACCCCAATTACATTGTACTACTTTTAACTAGAAATGTCTACTAGCTCGCAATTTCCATCTGAGCTACATGCTAGTGTGGCATTTGTAGAAGTTCCGTCTTCTGTTTCATAAAAAGATAAATCTTCCCAACGAATATCTTTAGGCATTCTTTCAACAAGCGCATCATATTCTGTTTTATCTACTTCTTGGTATGGCGCCTGCTTGTATGAATGATCTGAATGCGGTAGAAATGAAATTCCAGATACTTCATCAAAATTCTTATAAACCCATGCCCCAACTTCCATCCACTCATCTTCTTTTACAGATACTGTAATTGATGGCTTATGCTCACACCATGCACGTTGGTAAACCAACCAAATGTTAAGGTGCTCAATAGCTGTTAGATCATTTCTGACAATTGCACCCTCTGGTGCCTTTACTGGAAATGAAAATACGTATGTATCGTTTGGCTTCATTACATCATCTTCTACTGGAATCCCCACCTCTTTAAGGAAGGTAGAAATTGGATCTCCCTTTGAACCACGAACAGTTCTAATATAGTATGGAGAATGCCAAGCATGCATTCCTGAAGATACCCCGACCAATTGAGATACTGTTCCAGAAGGCTTTACACAAGTAATAGCGGCAGACTCAGGAATCCCAATTTTCCCAGCCTCTTCTTTATTCTTTGCTCTTGCCGCTTCTCTAAGGGTCATCAAGAATGACTCTAGTGCAACCAAATCTTGTTTGCCTGACATAAACTTATGCCCAAACTGTCCAGTCAAAGAAACTCCTAGTAAGCGTTCCTCTTCTGTGTTATCTTTCCAAATCTTACGTAGATACTTAAAGTCTGTAAGAGTAGACTGCCAGGTTCCAAGAATAGTTGCTAGTTCTACTTTACGTTCAATATCTTTCTTTGTATCATTTTCACGTAGTACGACTTCTGAAAGATTACAAAACTGGTAAGGACGTAGAATAATCTCTGAACACGGGTTAGTTCCATAGTGTATATCTGGATCTCTTCTTCCATACTTGGCTGCTTGGGCTTGAGCTGCGGCCACATTGTATATGCCTCGTTCTCCTGATTTTGAATCATATAGCGATTTCCATTCTGCAATAAACTGCTCCATCTCTGGCTTGCGTGAATACGCAACAGAGTTATTAGACAAGGCACGTTGTGGGCTTGCTTCCCACCAGTTACCTGACTTTGCCTGCGCCATTTCAATATCATTAATATTAGAAAGAGAAATCATTGCTGAGCGACGGACTCCTCCTACAACAACTACTTCACCAATCTTGCACATAATGTCGTGGCATTCGATTGGCTTTAGGTTTCTTCCTGTAGCATTCTTAAACTTTGCAATTGTAAAATCAAACAAGTTAATAAGTGGCTGTGGGCCTGAAGATCTTCCACCCATTGTCTTAAGTCTTGCTCCTGCTGGTCTTACCTTAGAAACATCAATTGCTGGAATCTGTCCAGACCAAAGTAGTGCTAGCAGCTCACGGTATGCTTTAGCCCAGCCCTGCTTTGAGTCTTCTACTGTAATAACTGTAGTTGATTTCTCTAAAGTTTCTGGGACGGCAGGAAGTTTATTGATGTACTTATACTCAACAGAGAATCCTACACCTGTACCGCACATAAGGATATACATAGTCTCATCAAATGAACGTGGGGAATCAACTGGTAAGAAAGCACAGTTATATCCAGCTACATTATCTCTTTCCAATGCGGCTCCTGAAGTCATAACAGAACGCATTGATGGCATTACATTTCTTTCAAAAACAAACTCTTTTAATTCCGCAACAAGCTTCTCATTTGGAATATAATTATGATTTTTTTCTAGATGGCCGAGCATAAAGTTAAAATATCTATCTACTGTTTCACCCCAAGTCTCACGGCGATTATCTTCTGATATCCATCTTGCATATCTTGATAACGCAATAAAATTTTCGTATGGGTTTGCAATAGTTTTAGACATTTATAGTACCTGTTTCTCCGCCTAGCGGTTAATTTAAATTTAGTGTGAAGATCCTATTCTACCAAACAACTATTCATATGGGAAGCAAAAATATATTTTTTTATGCTTAAATTTAAAATATTATTACTAAACTAGACATTTATACTTTACATTTATTCTAGTTGACTGGCTTGACAGGGTTATGCAATTAATGTTATGCTTAGAGTTCGTTATCTCTAAAGGAGGAAATGCCAATGGAGAAAGTAAAACAACGCTTGAGCGAAGTTGCCAATAGTTGGTCGTACATAGTAGTAATAGTATTATTTCTATTTACGGTTCAGCCAGGACCAACAGCAACTCAAGCATTGCAGGTAGAAACACCTGTGAAATCAACAGTACAACTAAAGAAAGAAACCTTAGAGAAGTACAGCACTACTGTATACAAGCCTTCTGAGACGCTAACAGACGAAGAACTAAAAGAACTTCTATCAGCTGTTGGTTTTGAAGGAAAAGCCCTTAAAACGGCTTGGGCTATTGTTAAGGCAGAGTCTAACGCAAGACCTATGGCTTACAATGGTAACAGGAAAACTGGAGACAGTTCCTACGGAATTTTTCAGATTAATATGTTGGGTGAACTCGGCATTGATCGTAAAGAAAAATTTGATCTAAAGTCAAACATTTTATTGTTTGACCCAGTAATAAACGCAGAGATAACGTATTACATGACTAAAGGCGGCACAGATTGGTCATCATGGTCTTCCCTAAATGGGACAAGACACAAGGAGTTCCTAGCGGAATTCAAACATTAGAAAGGAAGGTACATGAAGATACAATATGTGTCTAAGTACCTTTCTCTTTCAAGAGAGGGCCTTGTTCCAGAGCTTTTATGCCCAATGGATCAAGGCTCTCTCTATCCCAATCAAGATGTTGAAGAAAACATATTTTTATATTGCTTAACTTGCTCATACAAGAAAACAGTCGGAATTGTCGACTATAAAAATCTTGTAGATTTAGTAGAAAGAATTATTAATGGACAACAAAAAAAGTGAGTCGGCGGAAGAAGAGCTTCAATACGAGTCTTCTGGATTTAACACATACGAATGGAAGATGCCTGTAATTTTCCCTAATACAGATGGAGGAATAGACAAATAATGGATGAATCAAAGCTACCTGATGGAGCAATAATTAGAGACGCTGGAACTATTGAAGATAATTTGCCTATGGTTAATTATATTATGCTCCACCGTATATACGACATGATGACGCTTATTGCAAATCATTTTGATACTGAAAAGGCAACAAGAATGATCGAGTACCACCAAGAGGGATACCTGCTTGGACCTGAACCAGCATTTACTCCAGGGGAAAAGGCATAATGTCTTACAGTCAAGAACAAATGGATTTTGCCCATAAGGTTGTTTTTCGACTTATGGAAATATTAAAAGTTTGTCCTAATGTAGACGACAAATATAAATGCCACACAGCTCATCAAAAAGCTCATACTAGATGCGTAGACCTGATGGTTCTTTTGGCAGAAATAACCAACCTGCCTGAGTACCTAACCTATCTAGGCAATAATCCTGAAACTAATAAGGATCCCTATGGCTGGATTACTGAATATCCTGTTGCTGAAAAAATTGTTGAAAAAACAGTTGACTTAGAAAATAACGTGTAATACAATTAAGATGTGTAGGTGACGGCAGTAATGCTTCCCTATATAATGTATAGCAATATACTAGAAAAGCCCATTCGGATCCGCCTCTGAATGGGATTTTTTCTTTTTATTTCTTTTTATCTCGTTCTCTTTGTAATAGCCTATACAAGCCATTTGGAACAAACTTTGACGCTATATTCATTTCGTTTTTCTGAAAACGTTTTCTGTCTATGTCAGTCAATTCTCTAATCTCAAGTCCTAGCTTTGACTTTCTTTCAAAAGGAATATAATGGACAAAAGGGTCTCCTCGACTAATTGTAATTTTATCTGTGCCACCATGATACAAAACTTGTTGATTAATTTCATGATGGATATCAGTATCAATAATGCCAGGAAGAACTGAAAAGTTTTTATTATAATGATAAAACATTGGAAGCTGTAAAACAGACCAGCCTTTAGGAGTAATTATTCTCCAAGGGCATTCGGCTTTAAAAACAAACTTTGCCTTGTCTCCATGCAGGGATGCATCTGCCCATTTTAAAAACTGATTGTTAGTGTGAATACTCCAAGAAAATGCATCGTTAGAGGTCTTCCAAAAAAATTCCTGTGTTTCGTCATTAAAGGCAAGTTCTGTATCGCACCACATTGGAAGAACATAGCCTTGAGAAAAGAAGTCTGGGAAGGCAGGACAAATTTTTACAGTAGATGCGGAAGGAAAGCTAATAGTACCAACTTGAGCAGATCCTGGGCCATACGGCATGTCATTTAAGCCCAACATACTTGGAGTATCTTTAAACCATTGCGGCACAAACTGCTTTGAAGGCTTTGGCTTACATTGCTGTATCTCTTGCAGCCCTGGCATCATAGATATAAATTCAATATTACTCATTACAACAGTATAGCAAATTTATTTAGACCTGTATAGTGCAAAAAGTGCGAAAAAAGTGCGCCGTCGAAAGAAGAGCCATATCTCATGTGCAGTAATTTGTAGAATATGTCATATAAGGCCTCTACGGGGCCTCTAAGCCCTTAACGGGTCATATTTGGTATCTCCGATACAAAGACCCCAGAAAGGGCGGGAGAAAAAAGATGAGCTATTTAATCTGTATTACAATACCCAGTACATAGGTAGTTATTAGGACCAATGGAAGTAATATAAGTAATTTATATCTCTTCATGATCTATATCTTCATTTAGGTCAAAATCAAAGATTTCTTGCTGTCCCGCCCAATTTAAAAATTTAGACATAGCAAGACCTGAGAAGACTGCTGTCGCAGTTAACGCAATTAAAGCATAGATCTTTTTCATTTTATATCATCCCAAAATGCTATTAATAGAACCAATATAGGTCCAAATATTACTGTTGCTTGTATCAAGCTCACTTGCAATTACAATTTTTCTTTTTCATCTTCCACCACATCCAAATATGGTGAATGGCCATGGCTCCCATGATAATCCACATCAGTTGCATTTCAGTTATTCCTGAACCTGTGGTTAATACTATATTTTCATGATCATGCATAATATTATTATACCATAATTCTAGTCAACTGTAATATTAATAGCATGTTCTAAACAATAGTACTTCATAGATCCATCTAATAATAGTTTAGATGTATATGATGCCTTATCGCAATAACTACAAAATCTCATTTATCCTGCCTTCCGCATTTTTCTCATATATGTTCTTGCTCTGTGGCAATTAGAACATACTACTTCACATTTGGCTATTTCTTCATCGATTCGTTTCTTAGATAACGTATTAATGAGCTCCGCCACATTTGCATGTTTTTGTCCACGGACGTGATCAAAATCCATCATATAGTATGGGTACCAGACCTTGCAATCCATACATGGGTTCTTTTCTTTTACTTCTTTTAAATAACGTGCCAGAGCTTCTTTTTGTTTCTTGATCGATATCTTCTCTGGAGACATACCTCAATTATATAACATTATTTTCATAACATAAGGTGTATAATTATATTATGACCCCAGAAAAAGGACCTAGAAGACATTTTACCCATCAACAGTTTAGCCCTACATTTGTAGGCAACGAATACGTTGAAGGTCCTGGTGGCAAGTTTGAACGCAAAGCAGAAAAACTATTCAAAGCTTTTAAGAACAACCTCATTAGAATCATCCGCTTGGGCAAAAGTAGTTAAAAAATATCTATCTGATCCAGACAAAACTTCTTTTACGCCATGTCTGATATCACCTTTGTGAATAACAAGAGATCTTAGTTTAGGTTTTATCTCAATGCCTAAATCTGGATAATACACTTCTCCACCTGTGTAGTTATCGTTTAAATAACAGACTATCCCATATCTCACATTGTTATATGGCATTTTATCTATATGAACACCCATACTTCCACCAACTTCAAATCTTTGAATACTTTGAATGTTGTTTATTACTCCATAGGATAAAAAAAGATTAGAAATTCTTTTGCATATGTCATTAAGTTCTTCTGGTCGTGGATTTATTTTTTTAATTCTTTTTTCCCAATGACTTCCGCTATCTAAGCCTTGCCATTCTCCAGAATCTAAAGTTTTAAGGATTGAATCTACTTCTAGTTGAGTAAGAAATTCTTCTATCTCGTAGATACCATCGTGGATTTTATTTATTTTCATTAAATGATCTCAAGTTCTGGCCATTTGTTTATTGGACAAGTAGCATTTTCTAATTTTGCTTTTAAGTTCATAAAACACCCACACTTTTTACATTGCTTTGTAGCTTTAATAAATTGTGGACATGTTGAGCATATCTGTAATCTTTCTTCTAGCACATCTAAAGACACTCTTGATTCTTGAGGATTGAATAAGTCCCACGGTTTTACAGACATTACTTACCTTTTCTATAATGTAGCTTTAAAGCTTTAAGCTCATGCTCTCCGATTTTATTGCCATGCATATCTGTAGCATTTCTATAAAAATTCAAAACTCCACCTTTTACATTTGTCATTCCAACCAGTGCAGCATACTCATTGCTCATAATTTCTTTTGTTTTTAAGTTTTCAATTGGCTTTTCAATTATCTCAGAGTTATTTAGATGTGTTAGCGATATTGGCATTACTGCTGAGATTGGAGTTCCAGCCTTAATTGTAATGATCTTGTTTGGAGTAGTTATTCTCCCAGCAACCTGCCATTCTCCCATAAAGAAAGAAGTTGATATAAGTGAAGTGAAAGATTGAAATCCATCAATGAACTGATTTGGAACTGGATAACCTAACATGCTTACATCAGGATCAGTTTTAAATTTAATCCCAGTTCTAAAGTTTACTGTTGCATATCCTCTAGTTGTTGTTAACCAGTTTTGACCTTTTAAAATTTTTACTGAGTCTGAAGATCCTGTGTATCTGCCGTCCCAAATAAATGATAAATCTTCTGGATAACTTATTCCCCAACCCATTGTATTTGCAAGAGTCAATGGAAAGCATTTGTAAACATGCTCGTAATTAGTCTCGTCCTGCCAATCTCTTTTTAAACCCAAAGGAGAAAGTATTGCAGTGTTGGTTGGATGAAGTTTATAAGTCTCAACTGAATACATATATATCCTAGTTGACTAAATTAAATATTGTTTACAGATTGTTCCCAGGCTAGCTTTGCAGCATAGTCTCCAGAACATTCGATGCAAAAAGGTGCAGCAACTCCATCTGAGTTTAATTTAACTCCCCATCTGCTTTCTTCGCAAATAGGACAGTCGCCTAAATTAGTTCCAATAACGTTGTTTGTCATATCTTTATTATACCACCCTTGAAATTAATTAACAATAATATCTGTAGTGCTAGATAGAGTCTTAACCATAGATAGCTGTGATGCTTGTCCCTGATCCATTTTTGCTTGTGCTTCTTCTTCTGTTTCCGCCATGACTGCTACCTGAATAGCTAAATCGTAAATGTATACCTTTAATGACATGTTATATCCTAGTCGACTGCTTTTAATATCCTACTAAATGTTAATAAAATATTTTTTTGCCTATTGCATATTGCTTATATATATTATATATTCTTTTTATTGATTACTTGGGAATTAGATTTTTTAGCAAACCCCCCCTACCCCCCAAATTTTAACTTTTTGGAAAGATAGAGGAGAGTTGCAAGATCCAATCCCAAGAATTACTTGGTGTATTGAGTTCTCTAGTGTAACCCCCGAAACCTTCCCAAGTATAACATTACGTATTTTCGAAAGTCAATAGCTTTTTGAAATTTGAGAAAATGTTAATATATTTTTAACTTGTATGATACACACTATAGAAAATGTCCGATTTGCCCGATAGTGAGCACATAGGCTTCCGACCTTGAGCGTGAGTGTGATGCGACTCACAAAAGTTTTTTACCGACACGCCCGAGAAACGGGCATAAATGTCAGTCCCCCCTGCTAGACTAAATATATAAAGAAAAACAAGCGGTAAAGAAATCCGCTAAAGAAAGGAGCAATCAAATGCTCACTCAAAAAACACTAGACGCAATCGTCTATGAATACCAACACGGGGGCGTGAAGTCTAACCACCCCGAATTGACTACCTATGAACGCAAGGCGTTGCTAAAGCACCTCTTTAGCCTACCGACCTATTGCGCTTGTTGTGTGAGGTAAATCACACGGACACTAGGGTCTAAATCCCCCTAAATGTCAGTCGTATCGGCTACAATAACGACATAACAACTAAATAAGAATTAGAGCGTGAGCCTAGCAAATAATCCGAAAGGTGAGCCTAGCAAATAATCGCTCAACAACTAACTAACTACTAACGAAAGAAGAACAGACAATGACTATCACATACACACTATGGCAAGGCTCTCAACTATTAGCCGTCAATCAAAAGGCTAGCAAGCCTGAAGAAATCTTAGCGGTAATCGCTGAACTAAATAAACTAGGTAAGGGTTTCACTTACAACATTAGAGAAGTAGAGGTCAAGTAATGTCATACGCATACTCATACAATACAAACACGATAGATAAATACGAGTCTATCCAATCAGATGTCGCAGACGCATACACTTATCTAGATGAGGCAGATGAAGAACAACCGCCACTAGATGACTTTGATGATGTTGATGATGAAGAATTAGCAAAAGTATTCGCACTAAGTTGGGATAACTAATAATGATACCTAACGGATTTGATTTATACATAACAAGCGAATACGGATTTGAGTTAGATAGTTTCTTAGGGTCTATCTATCTACCTTGGCACACTATTATTATCACCGCCCTAGCACTAATCGCTTATAAGATTTATAAGAGAAAGAAGAATAAGTAATGACTACTAATCGCATACTAACTACGCTAGTCCAATTAGGTATCGGTATCCCCGCCCTAATTATGCTACGCCTAGTAATTCGTGATCTAATTCACAATAAATTACGCTAACGCTACGGCGTGTCGGCTTGACAAAGTCAAGCTGGCCCGCAAGGGCACGGGGTCGGGCGTGTCGTTACGCTAATGTTATAGAACCCCTTGAATTTTGTGAGGTTTATCACAAAAAAAGATTTCTTGAAACACGGCGTGTCGTGTTGATAATGTCGGTGTGCTCGTGTATACTACCTACTATAACCACAACGAAAGGTCGATAAAATGACACTAGATGAATACAAGGCTTATGTAGAAGCCACACGCAAGGAAAGCCTATTGAAGGCTATCGCAACAATGTCAGAGGCTAATGATAAGATGTCCTCTCTATTCAATACTAAGGAGGCAGACTAAATGGGTT